TCATGCGAGAGTTTCTGCAATCCTGTCGAACGCGGCTTTATGATCGTCTGACGGGAACAGGTGGCCATAGCGATTCATCGTAATGGCATAGCTCGCATGGCCTGCCAAAGTCTGCACCGCTTTTGGTGAAAGGCCAGCCTCAATCCAAGTCGAAATAGCGAAGTGTCTAAGAGAGTGCCAACCAATATCTTCAACCTTTGCACTTTTGATCATCGACTTCCAATCTCGTTTCATAAAATTGGTATGACGCACAAAGCCGCCCTTACTGTCGGTGAAAACAAAGTCGTCAGGCTCGCTATGCTTCGTTTCACTCTTCCAAGATTTCAACTGCTCGATCATCGCTTTGCCGATGGGCACGGTGCGACGCCCTGCAGATGACTTTGTCGTGTCAAACTCACCATATGCATCCACGCGCGTTTCGACCGAGACAGAGCCCTTTTTCAGATCCAGGTGTACCCATCGCAGTGCCCACTGCTCAGAAGCTCGCAAGCCTGATGAAGCAGCAAACTTGATTCGAAGCGCTAGTTTCTCGTCAGAATTTTTCAGAATTATTGCCAGAGCCGCTTTTGACGGCGGCGTGACCCTTTCTCCGGCCTCATCGCGCTTGCCAATAACTCGCACGCCTTTGGCGACATTTACGCCTACTTTATCCGTCTCGACGCCATGCTTCAAAATGCGGCTCAGAGTTCCGAGAACCCGCCGCGTAGTAACAACGCCAGCCGATGCGTCGCGCATTTCATTCCTGAGCTTTATCACGTCCGCCGTCGTCAGTTCTGACAGGGTTTTGGCTCCGATCCCTTTCGTGAATCCGACAGCGCTTTCTTCTTTCGGATCAATCCAATTATCTATGTGCTGCTTTGTAGTGCGCAGATACGACTGAACAACGCTTTCACCGCGTTTGTTGCGCTTTTCCATCTCTTCATAATAATCACGACAGACATCGGCAACAGTCGTCTTTTGGGCTGCTTCCTTGTAGGTCGCCGCCCCTGTCTCAGTCATGAGATCAGCAAGGCGAGCTTCGGCTTCCCGTTTCTTTGCGTATTGTTCGCGGTGGCGTTTCCCATACCTATCAGTGAAATCCAACTGCCAAGCTTCATGCTTTCCGCTCGCATTTTCCCACGAGCGCTTCTTTATTTTTGCCAAGAATGATCTCCTGATATTCTAGGCACACACTATATTCCGGCACATGATATCGCAAGAGAAACTAAATCTTGACTCTTAATTCGGACTAGAACATAACAAGAACATTGGCGGCAGTAATAAACAAGCAGGAGAACGCCATGAATGCGGTTGCTGAAAACTACGACGATGAGATTGAATTGGTTCTCGCCTATCACAAAGGCGATATGCGCGCCGCTATGGAAGCGCTGTTGAAAGACCGGGATTTCCTCATCAAAGAAATTGAGTACGCCAGCCTCGCCATGTCTCTTGGTTTTTCACGTGGCTGGAAACCGACGGTGTTTACGAGATGAAAGCGCTGCTCAACCAGATTTCCGATTATCGTTTCCAAGTGGCGCTGCCCGAATCGTATGCGCTCAAGTTTGAGCGACGATCAGTCCATCTAGACGCAGATCGCCTCGGAGTGCATTCGATACACCACATGGCGAAAAAGGCTGGGATACATTTCTGTGTGTTCAGCTTTTCAGACGAACGCAGCAGGAATGCGTTCATGCGCCGGCATGGCGGTAAAGTATTCGAATCGTCTGAGTGGGAGCAGGTTGTCGTAGAGTGACGGGTTTTGCCCCTTGACATACCCTGCATGCCAGAACATTTTAGGAACATTCGTATTAAGAGGTATATAAAGAGATCCATGGCAATCAAGTTTACAAGCTCACCCGACCGTCAACCGGAACCCAAAGTGGGGAAAGGGAAAGCTTCTAAAAAGAAATCTGCTAACTCGTCGAAAGACAATGCGGAGCTTGATCTCAACACCGAGGGAAAGTGAATTGAATGGCAGCTGCTCGACTGATCGTGGTTGCGGCTTTTGATAAAAACGATGACGGTGAACTGATTCCAGCATTTGACCCTATAGCCTTTGAAACGGAAGGCCGCGCTATGAAGTCAGCTCTTACGCTGGAAGGAAAACATGCAGGGGTCGTAGCATGGAGTAGAGAGGCCGATCCGGACATTGGCGAATATGGACCTCCAGCCATTATTTTCCAATATGGCGAAATTCCCGATATGGAATGAGCAAATAAAAACCGCCCCGAAGGGCGGCTTTCTTTATGCTGCTCGCTGTTCGATCGCCTTCAATCTCTCAGCAAAGAAAATGATCTTGTTCAGATCATACATTCGGCTGGCCGCGTCCTTCTCGCCGAACCGATAGCAAGCCTTAAAGATGTTGCCGAGCGCGAAGGACATGCCTTTGTGCTCAATAAGGTCGTTTAGCTCGCTCGCGCCTTCGGGCAGCTCGTAATAGCTGGTCGATCCGCCGTCGGATTTGATCGCGCTAACGGATCGAAGGCCAAGATCAGTTAAATGCACCGGCTTCGGCATGGGCTGCTTTGGTCTATCCAGCTCTCCGCGCGCAATCTCACGATCAATTCTTGCATCCGGAACCATTATACACCCTCCCTCACCTTGCGCTTCGGCTCCTCAAACTTCTCCGTCACGGGTCCGCCAGCAAGCAATCCGCGCAACGCTGACAGCTTATCCTCCACGAGCGGCCGGAATCGCCTTGCTGCAAAAGGCGGGTTTTCATAACCGAACTGTGGGCAAGTTCCGCGATCTACGCCCTTGAGGAGTACGCCGATGTAGGAGCCATGAATATAATGTTCGAAAGGTCCAATCCAGGCAATCTCGTAAATCTCGCCTTCCTTCACCTCAAGATATTGCTCAAAGCCAACAGCGCTGTCGATGCAGACCACTTTTTGCCCAACGTGGAATTGGTTCATGCTGCTTCCCCCTGATTATTTCACGCCATATGTATGCGGACGCCAACCTTGTTTCACCGGCTTGGTATTCATCCTCAGCCCATCCCAGCGCTATTTCAGCGCAACGTAGGCGCTCTTCAAGGATGGCTGATGCGATAGCCAAATGAAAACTATCGCCAATTCGAAGAGATCTACCGCCTGCTAAGATCGCATCAGCGGCCGCAGTCATTATATCCTTTGGGATATCAATCACGCTGCTGCCCTCGCCTCAATGCTTCGATACTCGACGGCCACGCCATGCCGCCTTGCACGTGCTAGCCCGTTTTCCATGCCACGGCTGATACCACGATCAGTGTAAACAACGCATTTCGTTGCCACGCGATACCAGGCAAGACCGGCCTCAATGCCTAAAGCGCGTTCGTCAGGCTGCATATCGTCCAGCACTTGCGTGTGCAGTAAATGGCTGGCAATCGGCGCTTCGCCTCGTCGCAGGCTGTCTAAAAGGCACGCTCGTGCATATGCTATGTTGCCTTCCACGTCGCCGCTGTAAGGCGTTTCGATGATGGAGAGTGGTGGACGGTTGTCGTTATAAGGTTTTGGCAGGTGACTTATAACGCCCAATCTTAACTGCTGACCTTCAACGGCCGCCCGTGCGGCTTTCCCTTCAGCTTCCTCAAGCATATTCTCTCCTCGTGTTGTGGTGAAACGCCGCTTGGTGGGCGGCAGATGATCTTGTGTGGATGCGGTTTGCCGGCCTACACTGAGAAACAAACAGGGAGGCCGATATGCAAATATTAGATGCCAAGTACGTTGGGAACTCAGCATCCATCACCGTGCAGTTCTCAGGTAAGCAGGTCATCGTGGAGTATGGCCCGATAGCACCACCATTGGGCGGCGGGCGCATGAATTCCCCATTCATCGATAACGTAGATCTGGCCATTAATGAAATTTTGGCGCAAACCAACCAACTTGATACTGAAATTCGAGCGGCCGTTGCTGACTATCTAGCGTCTAAAAGCAGATGACGGTTAGGCTGCATCCCTCTGAATTTGCACATTGTCATTTGCCGCTGCATACTTCCCTGCGACCATTTCAGGCCGAAGCGTCAGGCGTGAAACTTCTCCGTGTAGTTTTGAATATGTGATGATCTTCGCGCTTCTACCCGAAAGCCAGCCTCCGCCCGCAGCATAAGCGTCTGGCGCTGCAAGCGTTTCGTGGCGTTCGACATACATCAGGCCTGATTTGCGCCCTTCGTCAGAATGCAGATGACCAATGTGTGCATATGCATATTTGCTGCGGCCGTACATTTCTCGAAACTTACCGGCTAACGTTGCATCCACATTGTTTACGCCTCGTTTGTGACCGTGATGCGCAAAGATTGCCGTGCTGCCCCACTCATATGCATAATAGAGGCTGGGTGAGTTATCGACGGTAATGCGTGGTTCATTCTCATACATCGCCGCCAGCATTTCCCGAAGCCATGCAGATGAGGCCGGATCGTGGTTGCCTTGCGCCATAATGATATGCACATGCCGGTGCTTTTGCAGCAACATATCAATCACACGACGTACCGTGCGGATGATCACTCGGATGATCTTCTGTAAACGTGAGTCCGAATCCAAAACATGCTTGCTTGCAGGCGTTACTGTTTCCATGCTGTCGTAGTGAGCAAGGTCGCCCAATTGCGCAAATACGGCAGTATGAGCGTCCGGAGCCAAATCGATCGAGGCGGAAAACCAATCCGTCACAAGTTGCTCGGCAATCTCAATGTCATAATCAGCGCCAGTTTCTTCACGCCAAGCCAACATGCCGAAATGCGCATCCGTCAAGCAGAAGAAGTTCAACAAATCCTCGCGGCATCCCTTCGGCGCCGGCATGATCGATACGCGCGGCAGATCCTCCTTCAGCGCTTCAACCATTGCCGTGATTGCAGCCCGCTGTTGATCGGCATCCGCACGTTCCATGATGTGTTGAGTGACGATACGCCCTTCGCTGTTAACGAGCGTCGTCTTGCCTTTGACCGCTAGACCGGCAGTCGCCTCATAGACTGGACCGGCCTCTTTCGCCTGGCGCATGTAGGTGCCGTTAGGCGTCTCGGTCAGGCTTTTGATTGCATAACCGGGTAGCGTTTCCTTCGGGCCCATCAACCCCATCTCAGCCGCCCGTTTGATGCTATCGTGAAACGCGGACTTCTTTACGCCGCATGCGTGCGCGGCCTTCGTAATCGTGCCGTGCTGCTGATACGCAGCAACACGGCGGGCTAGTTCTTGTTTTGAAAGGCGCGTGTTCGCCCGCTGTCTGTCATTGGACATACAGTCTCCTCGTGTTGGTTGGTTTGCGGGTTGGTGGCCCGCAATATGTCATTGTGGTGGAAGTGAAAGGGGCGTCAAGGCTATATGAACTTGGTTCTTCTGAATCAGTGCGCCACAAGTTCATCATTTCATAGATAAAGTGCCGTCTCCCCGTTTTCCACATTTCCTGCAAAGATTTCTCACAATATCTAGCGTCTGCCGTCTTATATTAAACCAATGCTTGACGCTCATTGTCGCTTCGATCATCAGTTGTACCAATTAAATGAATTGGTACTCAGCAAATGCAAATATTCTGCGATGAAAGTGGCGGCTGTGAGAAAGGAACGTTAGTCGTTGCATCAGTAACGATTGACCCACATATTGCAGATCGGTTCGTGAAGGATTTTCGAAAGAAAAGGAAAATATCAGGCGAATTGAAAGGTAGCAGTTTCAATCATGATGATAGAATGTACTTTTTCGAAATGCTTGACCGTATTGATGATGCGACAAGTGTGGTTGTTGGATGTACCCGGACAGACAACGCTGGTGCTTGGCTACTTCACAAAAAAACGCCAATATACATCTACAATGAGCTAATATTTCAATCTTGCGCCGCACATTTGGATGGCCATAACGGAAGCGTTACAATCAAACCTGATGGCGGTAAATATTCGGCTTCAGTGATGAAGGAACTGGAAACCAATTTGCATAGTCGGTTTATCCAAAACTATGAAGCAAGGTTTTCTATTCAGTTTTCCGAAAGTAGCAGAACGAGCGGAGTGCAGATTGCGGATGTCATTTCAAATACGACTTACAAAGAAGTGGCGGCGGGAATATTCGACTTGTCGGATAATGACTATTGCGGCGGCCTGTGGCGTGGTGGACGCCTTCAATTCCGTAATGTCGATCTCGGCGAAGATAGACCAGAGTGGTTGGAAGCTGCTGAATAGAAAAAAGGGTTGCATTGAGCAACCCTTTAAGAAAAAAGCGTCGGCACTTTACCGTTGTTCCTGCTTCGAGTTACTATCGGTGTCGCGATGGACCCCTCCTGGGCAGGCAGTAGGTGCGGTCACTTCATTTAGTGAACACTTTCCGTGACGCATGATTTGTATATGGCGTAGATGACGGATCCGTCAAGTTAATAATCAACATATAATTGCTAAATTGCAGCAATTACTACGCACCATTTGCTTCTTCCCATCACCCCCTCGCCCGCGTCGTCTTCTGCTCAAACACACGATCCATACGCTCGGTAAGGCCGTCGATGCGGTTTGCAACGCTTTCGATGGCGCGCATGATTTGTGAGGTCTGTTCCTGCATCCCGGCCTTTGTGGCGAATGTCTCGGCCGCGCGAAGCTTATAGTCAGACAGCTCCTGCCGCGTCAGTGCGGCAAGTGTTGTGGCAGCGTCGGCTTTGGCGGCGGTTTCGTTTCTAGCCGCATTTATCTTGCTGTCGACATACTTCCAAAGGCCAAACAGGAAGCCGAACAGCATCACGATGAAGCCGACCGCGCCCATGATTTCAGTGCCGGTCATTTCTCTTTATCCATCAATTCGTTCATCGCAGTATCCCTCACGGCCGTACCCCACATAGCTTTTCTATTTTCTCATTCTCGGCCAGGATCTGGCGCTTGGTTTCTGATGTGTCGTCATGGCTGACATAGATCGCTCGTGCCACGTCGCAGTAGTTACCGCTTGTCGCGCATCCACTTAGCAAGCCGAGCGTCAACAGCGCTGTCATCAAGACGGCTGATTTCATTTTCTATCTTCCGTGCTTTGGTTGCGGATTGTGCGGCGCGCTCGGTCTGAGCCGTTTTGCTGTCAGACCTGCCTTTTAGATACGCGCCGACAAGGACGGCCAGCGCCGCAGCGATTGCCACGGCGTAGCCTGTCAGCTTGGAGCGTAGGGCTAAGAGGAAGGTCACGTCTGCTCCCCCGTAAGAAGCAAAGACTTCGAACCGTCGCGTTCGCGGCGGATCAGATACCCGTCGCGTGTTTCAGTGACGCCTCGCGCGAGAGTTAAGCGCACATCAGTCCAATGCTGGACCGTGCCGTCGATCGTAACTGCAGCAGTCTGAGCATAAACATCGTAGTCAATCACGATCCTCACGCCGCCGCCCTTTTCAGTTCCAGCCTGCCTGTATGCCAAAGCCAGAAGCCGCCACCGATGGCGACAAGCACAAGCGCGACAGTCAGAAATGCCCATGGGTTCGAAACTGCACCGATAAGGCCGGTCAGGAACGTGCCGCCGCCAGCTGCGACGATGGTCTGCACCGTTTTATCCTTGAGCAAAGGAACATCGTCAGGCTTGGCGTCATCAGCAGAAGCGGCTTTCATTTCACGCGCAGCAATCAGGCTGTCTAGGAAGTTGCGGTAATAGCCGGCGATAAGCGTAGCCTTGTCAGTGCCGTTGACGATCGTTCGCGCTCCTTCCGGATCTGTTTTGCCCTTGCCGAAATAATCCGCGAGCTTGCGGCCTGTGAACTTGCCCAGCACCATGCCTTCAAAGAGGACGCGGATCGCTGTAGCCAGCTCCAGCGCTTTTTCAGGCACATCGGCGATACCGAATTTCTTGTAATTGTCCTCGCCAGTGATATGAGGCAGGCCGCGTCCTCGATAAGTCCATCCGTCATTGACGCTGTCGTTACCCATGCGTCCGCCGTAGACCTTATTTGCTAACTTCTGAGGCTGTCGCACATATGGTTCTGCCGCAGCAATAGTCGCAAACCGCTTCGGCCAAACCTGCCTGATACGCGCCGCTGACGTATAATTAAGGTTTTCCTCATTTGGCTGCATCTTGCCGCCAGTTTCATGAAAGACAGTCGCTAGGATGTATGCAACCTGCTCGTCGGGTAGATTACGGCGCTCGGCCTCGGTCAAGATAGCAGATGTGCCATCAACCTGAGCCTGGCTCAAACGGCCGCCAAAAGGCGCGCGCCTCGCATACGCGAAGAACGTTGTTTTGTTCATTTGATTGTCCTTGGAGTTTAAACGAGCAAATGCGCCGCCGCGTTTATGCGTCGTGCCATTGTGTTTTCCTTAGATTGTGATTGTGAGGGTCTTGAAACCGATAGATTTTTGACTAAATCGAAGCCGTCATTCCAACAATATGCGTTCGATCAAATGGAGGTTTCGATGAGCGACCGTTTGTTTGACAGTCCTGTTTTTGTGAAGGACGGCCCTTACCTTATACGTGAGATTGCCAGCATCGGAGATGCGCTAGATTTTCTGTACGAGTGGCCCGAATATGACCGTGGCCTCATTTACGAAACCGCTTGGAAAGCGTGCTGCGACAGTCACGATGGCATCAAACCAGTGAAAGTGGCAGAGAGCGCCATTCGAGGTTTCGCCAAGAAGAACGGAATTCTCGAAAAACCAGAAGTTGCGATCCCTTGGATGAAGGGCAAAAAATCAGGAGGCGGCCTAGTTCAGGCTTGAAAGCGCATCATGATTTGGGTTTTGCTATTTGAAGCGGCTATTCTTGCTACGCTGTCATATGTGGTAGCCTTGATCGGCTGGAAAGAGATCAGGTACTACATGAACAACCGACGTAAACTGTAACACTAGTTTTAAATCAAACCCCGGTCCCATCGCCGGGGTTTTTGTTTGTTTCCTCTTTTAAGATATCGTTATGAAAGAGCGTCTTCACTCACCCTGACTGGTGCCTTACATTGTTAATGCGCACCGTCCCAAGCCCCCCGCTTACTCCTCGGTGCGCATTACCCCGGTGTGGACCTCCAGCCGGGGTTTTTATTTATCAAGAGCTCGAGTAATGTCGAACAGCGTTGAGGTAAATGCGAATCAGCCTTAGCGCAGAACCCCGGTGGGCTTTGCGGTCGCCGGGGTTTTCTTCATTCCAGGGTGGGTGTAAGCTTGGCGAGCGCAGTTCATCTTCGAGACGCGACTGGAGACCTGCGTAGCCCCCGGCTTTCTGGGAGGTCAGTCGGGGGTTCTACAGGAAGGGAGGACTGATGAGCCAATTGCGAGAATTTATTACTTCAGATATCGGACAGATGATTATCGGCGGAGCAGCGCCCATTCTGGCTGTGGTGTTCTTGGTGTTGCTTGCCCAAAACCGCCGCATTCGCTTCTGATACCCAGACTGCAAAGAGTTCTTATTAATTATTTGGCGCTAGCCTTCCTGAGCAATTGTCAGTTCCAAAACGAGAGTCGGTAAGCTTTTTTTGATTGAATTTCATGCTTTGCCTACGGGGGGAGAATGTATCACACGCATCTGGAAGACTTCGAAGCTCTGTTATTAGGTGTTGCTCTGATGATTATCGTTGCACTGGTTGTTATCGGGTGCATTTCCAAAGGAAGCCTCTGACTTCCTTTCAGCATGAAAAAAACGCCTCACGGGCGGTGCGGTCGGTCAGGTTGTGATGTTAGGCTCGTTGCCGTCGAAGCCAGCTATTTCTTCTGGCGTCAGTCCGGGGTGGTTATGGTCTGGCGTACCGTCTTCACTCACTGGAACCCATTTCATGGGTGGCTGAAGGCCATATGCCGCGTAGTGCACCGGGAAGCCCCTAGTCCCAATTCTAGCGTGATCGATTACCTGCACGACTTTAGGCATGGTTCGCCTCCTGTTCGATATACTCTGGCTTGTCAAACTCAGGAATGAACCGGCCATCACTGTCGGTATTCGGATCAAGGTCCGAACAGACAAAGGCGTCCTTTCGTCGGCCTGTCACCACCCAAGCGACGGTTGCTGTGCTGACAGGGTCTTCACAAATGATCGTGAATTTGCCGCTGTCCGCTGGAGCTTCAACCCACACCCGGTCTTTCCCGAATTGGTTTTGCAATGAAGAAACCATCACATCGGCGTTAAGGGCTGCAAACGTTCCATCCATCATGCCGAACGCAGCATCAATATCGACCGTCATTCGACCATCAACGAGGTCAATCATGCCGCGGTAGATGTTTACGTATTCCGTGCTTTCTACGAACCCGTGCCGAAGGTTCTTATTCAAAGGGTCAAGAGGATGATCAATTAAGAACGTGCCGCTACCCTTTGACAGCGCTCCAACAACTGCAAGGCTTCTGTTGTAAAGGAATGTTGCAATCAATCCGCCTGAACTATGCACGACCTGCAAACCGTTATCGGTCGTTCCATTTCCGCTATTGAAGTAAACAGTGTACCCGTAAGAATTGGTATTGAGAAATCTGACGGCGCTGTCAGCATTCGACGTTATGTTAACCCCGCCCGTTAGTGTGCCGCCTGATGTGCCAAATTTACCATTCAATGCCGTTTGTGTGGCTGTGCTGACTGGCTTGTCAGCATCTGACGTATTGTTGACGTTGCCCAATCCGACCGCTGCGGCATTGAGCGTCTGCAAAGTTCCGTCGCCTCGCACGTATTGCGCATTCGTTCCAGTCGCCAACGCCAACAACGCACGACCAAGTGTGCCAAGGTCAATCTGTTGAGCGTTGCCGCTATCGTCCGTTGTGAGCGCCTTGTTCGCTTCCAGCGTCAGCGCCGCAAGCTTGCCAAGGCTGCCGTTCGGGTCATCTAAATAGTCTTGCAACTCATACTCACCAGCCGCATTGCCCACTGGTGTCTTGCCATCCTCGACGCCAAGTTCGGCGAGATTAGACAAGACGCCGTTGCCCACCAACTCGATCATTGTGGTTGCGCGTGAGGTCTGACGAGATCCATCTGGCATGAAGCGGGCCCTATAAGGCGCGTTTGTTAAAGCCACCCCTGTCCACGGCTCAGTCAGTGTCAGCGACGTGTTGCTGTTCACGCTGGCGATAACAGCAGTCAGGTTCTGGATTTGAAGCGTGTCACCTTCTTTCAACTGCGCCGTCTGAAACAGTGTGCCGGTGCCGGTCACAGCCGTTGAGCCATTGGCGAGCGTGATCGTGCCAGAGGTGTAATCTGACAAAACAGCCATAGTATTCTCCGATTTCGGATTGTTAGAGCGTGGTGGCTCCGAGGATGTAATAACGGACGCCGACAGGATCGGGAAAACCCGTCACATTGGGTCCAGCGCTGTTGCCGGGCGAGATATGAACAATGCAATGATCGCTATTGACGACCGTCGCCATGGAGTGCCTCAGCACTTCAACGCCACCGCCCGGTGACAGATACATTGTGTGATTGCCCTGCCGGAACATGTCGCCAAAATCCACGATGACTTTGGGAAACACGAACAGGCCTTGGCTGTCGAAATTGATCCGAGCGGCAATATTCCCGTAACGCCAGTGAACCTGATTGGCTGCGCTGAAACTTGAGGCCGGGATATACCCTTCTGCCAAAACCGTCACAGCTGCGAAACGAGTATCCAGAAGGATATCGTTGTACCCCGGTGCAACATCACTGGAACCCGGCCTTTTGATCTGAAGATACTGGCCTTCAACTTTTCGGATTACAGCGCTTCCGCCCGTCGTATGGCCTTGAATGCCGGTTGCGTAGAGCATGAAGCGAATAGCAACTGAGTGCGTTCCGGTAACGCTGAAACGAATTCCCCCAGCTTCAACTCGGTAATAAGCAAACGTCTGTTCTTCATCAAAACCGGCATTCAGATTGACAGGAGGAATGGCAAATCCCCAACCATTCAGGCTGCAAATTGTATCGCAGACCATTGAAGGAGATAGATCGAAGTCAATCGATGTAGGCTTTGCAACAAAGTAGGATGTACCCGGCGCGATAGCAGGCGTTTCACCCATCATCACACACTTGATCGGTGTCCTGTCACTATCCATGATGAGCTGACGACCTGTCGCTGTATCAATGGAAAACCCCGGCCTTGCCATCTTGATGCGGTTGTTGGACGCCTCAAACGCTACTTGTCCAGCGATAGGCGTTCCGACAGGCTTGGGGATCGGCACGTTATTACATGGCAAATCCCAGATCATCGTATTCACATATTCTTTGTCGCCACCAAGGTAGGTGTCAAAACTCGCGGACGCGTCCGATGGCCTTATGCACCATCCCGTATAGCCGAAGTCTGAAGGAATACGTCGATAGCCGAGTCCAGTCGTGCCCGTTTCCGTGGAGTAGCAAGTCACGCCATAGTTAGTGACACTGAAATAATAGGCGCTCGAACTCCCCGGTTTATTGTTCCAGAGAATGCGAGATGTTCCATCCGCAGAGATGAACTTCACCTCTGCAAACGGGATGGTGCCTGCGAGGTCAGGCATTCGACCAATCAGACCATAAATGTCGTATCGAGTGCCAGTCTCGCCAGCAGTCGTGTAGGTGCTTTTCATCACCCATTGATCGCCAAGCGAACCCGTTTGCAAGCCATACATGCCTCCCGGGAGATATCCCCCGGGATAGTTCGATTTGTTCAAGGGCTGCGGTGTCTGAAAGTTTCCAAACACATACGACAGATTGCTCGCCTCTGAATTGAAGTAGAAGCGATTATGCGCATCGTTCGGCACGTCTAACGGCCAATCGTTATCATATTTATTGACCTTCATCACCGCGCCGACGCCCGGTTTCCAGCCCACAAACCAACTGACCATTAGACGATAATCCTCAGATATGCATTGCCACCATCCCCGCGAGCATCGAACTTGCTGTTGTTCGACAAAAGGCGGTCGAACCTCAACGTTCCGAGGCGCATATTCATGGCGTAAACCTCGTCATTCTGAACAACGAACGGGTATGTGTAACCACCACTTGCACCGGGGTTGGCGATTGCGAACTGGTTTGCGATGACGATGAACTGACTACTGGTAGGCGTGACATTGACGAACCAGCCAGCCTCTTTCCAACTGTCGGTCGTGCCCACTCTGGCGAACGCTGAGATTTTGGTAGACGATCCACCACTGCCAGACGTTGCTGTCATGCGCCACGTTGCGCTCGAAATATTGCCGTCAACCGATGCATTGACCTCAGTCAGCGCATTGGAAATGGCTGTCATATCGCCTTCAACACCATCAACACGGCTTTGAAGCAGCACAACAGTGCTCGCGTCTGCCTTGTTGCCGAGGCTGACATTGATTTGCGTCAGCTGTTGACCAATGGCACTGTTTGGACCAGTGGCGACAAGGATATCTTCCTGCCACGATGCTTTTGCCGTTCCGTACGTGCTGGTCAGCTGACGGCGAATGGTCTGCAAGTCAGCATAGTTGGTGTTGTGATTGTCAGCAGTGCTTGTTGCCAGTTCCTGCGCTTGCCTTTTAAGCTCGCGCATGTCGTCAGTGATCCAGTTAATCAGACCCGACAAGTCGTCATCAAGACGGCCATAATCGACCGGACTGTCATCTCCAGACGTCTCCTGTGTCAGAACCAGCACTAAGGCAGACCAAACCACAGGCCGCGTTCCTGCCGCCACTCGGAAGCGATAGCGAACGTTCCATTCTGATTTACTGGTCAGTCCGTTGACGATCTGAAAGACTGTCACATCACGCGGCACATAAGCCGTGAATATCTGCGACGGGTCATTCTCAGGCCAATACTGGATTTCGACACCTTCGACGGTCGTGTCAGTGATTTCATCCCAGAACAGACGAATTCCTGGGTATTCCTGACCATCATCGCCTATGACCTTGTTCGGGATGGCATTGAAGTTTGAAAGCTGCGCCTGATAATCCGGTGGCTGGTTGGGGATCAGAACAGGTGGATTGGTTTCATAGGCGGTTGGATCAAAGATGCCCTCACCTACCTCCTGCCAAGAAATTGAAACATCGCGAACGCTGTCGCTGCCCATCGCACCTAGAGACTTGGAGTGGATCTGCATCTTGATCGTACGATTGTAACGATCAGACTGCCATTGCACCCACTGGCCTACCTGAAGCGCAAGAAACTTTGGGTGAACTGTAAAGCTGCCGTTGGCCTGATAGCGCGATGCACGGATAGCAATATCTGCCAGCCGGTCGCCAACTCGATGATCGGTAACCGCCGTGTAATCCACCTTGGATGCAAGGCGCTCACGATCCTGCGCCAAAGCAAGCGCATCGATGCGGGTCGTTAGGGAAGTGGTTTCATAGAATAGGTCCGGACTGACGTACGATGCAGCGACCGTATTAACGAGCTCGGTTCGTGTTCGCGTCAGTGAGAGCTGGAACGACTTTTCCCACGCAATGTCTTCGTCAGTGATTGTCGCTACAACCGCCTGATTTGCCCCGACGATTGGATACTCCCCTGTTACGGCCTCGATCCAAGAGCCTGCGCAACCTTCGCGCAATGGCGTCATGTTGGTTTCGTGGGTAACACCATCACCGGATGAGGCTATCAGGGCTGCACTATAGCGTTTGCTGCCGTCCGACATGATTTCATCGCAGATATTCATCGCGGTGAACCATTCAGACAAAGGCAGGCGGCTTGCAGCCACTCCACGTCCGACGATCTTTTCAGTGCCGATGTACAGGCCTCTTTCGAGATTATACATCATTACGGCGTTGTTATTGCTGAATTCCCATGTGCTCTGGTCATTCCAGCGATGCGTACCGAAACCGCCGACCGAACTGTCTTTGCGTGGATCATATAGAGGCGCACCGCGCACTTCGAACATGAGGTTCGGGACGGATGTGAGATTGTCGACGTCCGTAATAGTCGTGACGATTGCGTAGCAAAGGCCAGCACCGCGATGGGCTGTCGTCCAGCGGCCTGCCGGATTGGCATAGGCGATCAAAGCAGGATCAGCAGCCTGGTCAAACGTACCTTGATAGAAACGCACGAAGCATTGTCCACCATCCTTTACGCCAAGGATGCGCTGGCCATAGATGCGGCCCTCATCGCCTTGCTGATCGGGAGAAAGTGACTTCCATTCGCCATCCATTTGCACGCGAAGAAGCTCAAGGCATCGGAAATCCGACAGCTTGAACACGTCCTGAACAATGTGATTGCCCTTGTCGAACGCGTTTCGGTAGATGTGATGGCCCATCGTGCCAAAGACGCCAAGGCCGACCTCCCGCACGAGGTTTTCGCCATACTTGGTTTCTGTGGCCGATGCGGAAGACTTCGGCGTTTGCTGGAAGATCGATGTCAGAGCGTATTTGGCAGCAACAAGAAGTCCGCCAAGCACGATGTTCGCAAGAACTGTGCCGCCAAATAGCCATGATCCAAGGCCGACAATGCCTGTAACAAGTGAAACAGGGTCCGCCGCCGCAGGCGTTGCCAGCAGCGCGAATAAAATCGCCAGAATGTAAAACATCAGGAAACCTTGAAGGCCCTCTCGGCCATTGTGCGCGGCAGGAAGCGCAAACCGTCCTCGCCTTTCAAAGCGAACCCGTATTCACAGAAGTAGCCGACAGTTTTCTCAAAAATGCCGACATCACCGCGCTGCGCCATTGCAACAGGCGTTTCCTCAAAGCGTTCGGCCAAGACGGCGCTTAAGCTCGAAAAGCCGCGCTGTTTAATCAGGCGATAAGCCCCTGCACGGCTTTTGTATTTGCCGCGTACTTCAGACGCTGGGTCCGTACCGATAACCGCTTCAATCGCGTCGGATGCGGTAAGAAGACAATCAGACTTTCCCCAGACCAAAGGCGTGTTTATGTGCGCCTCCGTGACAGCCACGAGGCGTTTTTCCCATTCCGGATGTCGCATGGCGATCCCTTCGCGGTGGTCGTATTGTGCAGGGAGGACTTATTGGTACGGCGTGATGTAGAAGTTCTCGCGCTTCACAGTGGATGCGTATTCGAAAACCTTGTCACCCGGCGAGATAAGCTGCTGATCTTCATGTGAAGCAGTGCGGTATCCGTCGCGGTGGTTTTCAAGCGCAGACGTTTCGACGTTGGCTTTCAGAACCATTTCGCCGCCATCTATGACGTGATCAACCGTATCGATATAACCGCGATACATCGGCTCAACGTGCAGCAGCTCTCGCGTATCCGGATCGAAATAAGCATCGGATAGGATGACCGTGCGGCCCTTATAATCCACGCTTTCGATCTGAGCGAGCTTGTCAGGCGTCACGCCATAATCCGCCGCTGTCGGCATGGTGATCGTGATCGGCAGAGCTTCAGCACCCATCTGATACGGCGGCTCTTCAATCGCAATAAGCTGGTTTGGAATGTAGGTGTTGCCGTTCCAAGTGAATTCAGAAGAGCCGTTCCACATATACCAAAAGCCAGTGCCAAACTGGAATTCGCCGAGAGAGCGCACAACAATGCGCCCCTCTTCCAGCAATTGCTGTAGACGAGTTGGGAAAGCCATGAAGCCTCCTAATAATGATGGCTGTGGGCTGGCTTCAATGAAGGATACGGATGATTAACCACACCGTTTTACTTAGCTTTAAGCTAAATCCGACATTAAAAGATCATGAGAAAACGATCCCGCTCACCAATCGCAGAAACCGCAATCAGAAGCGCCATCCTTGCCGCACCAATGGTGCTGGCAATGCTTGCTGTCTATTCGGCGTACGGCTCCGATAGCCGCATGGCTATTGCGATCGACCGGACAATTACTGGATCGATCAGCAAATCTCATCATTGATACGGCTCTACAAGTCGTCCTTCACCCCGGCACCTCGATCAGCTGAAAAGCCGCTGTAGGTCGCGGACCTTTCGACATTTGAAAGCTGTCCTTCACAAGCCGCGTGTTCATTTCTGGCTGCCTGAACCGAGCTGTTGCGCCTGCTGCGATATATGACGCAATTGGCTGATCGACTGTGACGGTTATCGTGGTGCTGACAGCTGTTGCACCACCTCCATAAGCGACCTGCAAGAACTGTCGATAATCACCGCTTTTTAGCGAGAACATATCGCCGTCCATGAGCTGTAATCCAGGAACGACGCCCGTCAGCTGAACACTGTATCCGCCTGTCACGGTCCCGCGCGATGCCGCGCCGGTGATGTGCGAATTGTTCGGATCACCCCAATAAGCTCGCGGAATACAAATATGCTTCGGACGATAGACAATTGTCTCCATTCCGCCCTTCGCCGCAGCAATGAAAGACTGAAGCTGAATAGCTTCACTGGCCTTCATCGGCAGTGTTTCCATATCAACGGTGCGATATGAATCTACGAATTCAACCGTCGATATAATCCTCCCGCCGAATTTTGTCTGGCTGGTCGGATTATTAAGCATGGGATACGACGGCACAAAGCGGACAGTTGAGAGAAGATCGATCATGGGTTGTCCTGAAAGGGGGAGGAAATATTATTTGGTCCGTCAATTAGCCTAGACTTCTGCCGTGGTAGGCAACGGATATAACGGTGGCGTCTGCCTTTAAGTGACCTCAATTGTTAGCTTGCTATTTTATCCATAAAAGTGGACTCTTGATTGTCAGCATTAGATTTTTACTTGGGCTCGCTGGCGGGACTAAATTGTCCGTAACCGTAATCTGAAAGGAGGACTTCATGTCTTCCAATATCCATCTCGTCGATTTCCACATCAGCAACCGCATCCTTAATCAAATGATGGCTAAGGCGGGTTATGTAACGTTAAGAATGAAGCCACTATCTGGTCCACTCTTTCACCAGTCGAAATTAGTTTTGCAGAATTTTATGACGGGTGTCATGCGTGACCATCGCATTGATATCGCTCCGTTGCCTGAAGCTACCTCATCATATGGTACGGCTTAATTAACGAAGCTTTTTTGGGGTGAGCTCACCATTCGTGAGAGCTCGCCTTTTATAAGTTTTAGAAAAATATTAGTGCTGATATACGTGAGATTAAAATAAAAATATCTACCAAACGATGAATTACTTAAATATAATTTGACAATTCCGAGATCATGCATTAAGTATTAATCATCGATATTTTCTTGATGAGTTTTGCTTTATTGCGCGTTTAGCACCGCGCCCTGAACGAACCCCTTTTTAATAATCGTTATCACTTTGCGTCACGCAACTGCGTGCTGCTATCTATACCTCTATGAAAGGGTTTATTATGACCACTGGCACAGTTAAATGGTTCAACTCCACAAAAGGCTTCGGCTTCATTCAGCCTGACAACGGTGGCGCAGATGCCTTTGTTCATATCTCTGCCGTCGAGCGCGCCGGAATGCGCGAAATCGTCGAAGGTCAGAAGATTGGATACGATATGGAGCGGGACATGAAGTCCGGCAAGATGTCTGCCTGCAACCTCGTCGCAGCCTAAATAAGTTTTCTCCTTTCCTTTGACCACGGATGTACTGGCACTGTTGAAAGAAGTTACTTTTAAAAGGTCGAGTGCACGCTCGGCCTTTTTTATTTTCGTTCTTATTGCATTAATGAATTTAACAGAGAGGCTCTTATGGAAAACCAACTAGACCATTCAAAAAACCTTAAAAAACAATCTAGGAAGACTGATGTTTCGCCTTTGGAGCAGTCCCGTTTGGTGAACAACCTCTCGACGCGCCTGACTTCATCGCGTGACTGGTCAAAACTTTCAAACGTCCTGAGACGAACTGCTGGCGGTTGTTCAAAAAGCCGAGCCCGTTAGTCATCGGCTTTATTTTATACTGAGAGGACTCCGCCATGATAACTGAATACACAAAAGATACGCTCTTCAAGCCAATTGATACGCGCACGGAGTCGCAAAAGTCGCGAACCGCTCTGGCCGCTAAGACTATTCTCCACGAAGAGAGATCCGCGACCACTGCGAAAACGGACCGTTTGAGGGCAGCCAGAATAGCTCGCGATCATTCTTTGTAACCTATAAGTTAGGAGAGACTATGCAAGTTCTTGTCCGCGATAATAACGTTGATCAAGCCTTACGCGTTTTGAAGAAGAAATTGCAGCGTGAAGGTGTGTTTCGCGAGATGAAGGCTCGCAGGGCATATGAAAAGCCTTCCGAAAAACGCATTCGCGAAAAAGAAGCTGCAATAGGCAGAGCCCGAAAAGAAGCGAAGAAGAAAGCGCAACGTGAAGGATTACTGCCTAAGCCTAAGAGAAAGCCGTTATCGGGGACTACTAGATCCCCAGCTCATAACGTTAATGCTCAAACTGCAGCTTAAAAGAAACCAGGAACTGCACGAACGCCATCCAGATTCCTATCGCACTAACCCCCGCCTTGATGCCTGTTTACTGTCCCGTGCGAAGCGCATCGGCCCTGATTTGTCGTACTGCCGAAGTCCCTGACTAACGCCATCGCTGACAACGGCGCGGATGTAATCGTCACCGCTCGCGCTTGCCACGTTGATATTGATCTGTGGTGCCACCTGTGCAGCACTTGGCCTTTGCGGAGCGCTGAGTATCGGCATTGAGGGTGCGCGCAAACTCGGAGTGCCGTCGGCAAAGGCTGGCAAGCGATCCTGGTTGATCGCTTCAAGAAGCCCACGATATTTCGCTGTCGAACGAGCGTTCGTGATAAACTCTTTATTCGACACTCTCGCGAGGATGCTGTCACTGCGACCAGTTCCCGGTCCACGAATGAGGCCAGGACCGGGGCGCGAAGGCGTTCCATTGGCAAACTTTGGCAGCCCGCCATCTTTGAACCCCATGAATCCACCGAACAAACTTCCTGACTTGCCGAACAGACCATCGAAAAGGTTGTTCAGCGTCATGTCCAGCAACTTATCGATCAGCTTTTGAACAGCATCTGTCAGGGCTTCAACAGCGTCTTTTCCAGATGAGAGGTCAGTAACTAGCCCCTTAAAAGCGTCCAGTTCGGTGCTTCGCCACTCCGAAGACTTCTGCCTTAGCTCGCCCTGCGCCTCGTTGAGCTTGTTCGCTTCAGCCGTAGCAAGGGCCCACTGCTGAGCAGTCTGGGCAATCTGCGACCTGAGTTCAGGAGTGATGGCAATGCCGGCTTTTTGAGCCGCATTGAGTAGTTCCTGCTCGGTGCGTGCCTTTTCAGCTGCGAAGCCGTAATCATCAATTAGTGGGTTGATCTGGCGAAGCGCTTCTGTTTCGGCGACAAGTGCAGCTGTGCGGTCGTTAGTGTCCTGAACTGTCGTGTCGAATTTTTCAGCCGGTGTCTTTTTTTCTTTCTTCGGCTTCTTGCCTTCGGCAGTTCGAGATTCTTGTGCGGCGAGATTGGCTTTCGCGATGCGGTCTATCGCTTCTTCCGTTAGCTTTGTGCCATCCTTAATCGCATCGTTTCGAACGCGAATACGCTCCATTTCTAGAGCGTGCTCCTTCTTATTCAAAGAAGCCTTGCGCAGCGCTTCTTTTTCGTAATTGCTCGCCGCGACTGCATTCAAATCAATTCGGATAACATCATCTTTTGCTGATCGGCCCATTTCAGCGCGCGTGTCAGCTAGTCTTGCCTGTAATAGGCGAGCAGCTTGCTCCGCTTCCACCAGCTTGCCAACGAAAAGCTCCACGGAACTGGTAAACGATTCCCACGCAGGATTTGCGCGCGTAATGCCATCAAGCTCTGACGCTAACTTTTGCGCAGTAATTGCACCTGATCGGAACTGTTCGCCAAGTGATCTTACCTTATCGACTTCATCTTGTGGCACACCTTCAAAACTGACATTCCGAAGATTATCGAACTGATCTGTAACGGTTTGAGTGGCTTGTGATATTTCTTCTAGCGAAACAGCTATGCCGCCTTCAAGCTTATCAGGCAGGCCACGGGCAATTTTCCCCCCAGCCTCTTCGACTGCATCACCTGTGTCTTTTGCCGCATCCTGAACCTCTTTTAGAGCTGCGGCATAAACTTCTGAAGCCTCGCTGGCCTGGCCAACAGTTGAATTGTAGAGAATGAGCGATGATACAACCGCACCACCGATGACCATGCCGACAGGACCGGCCGCGGCACCAAGCCCACCGAAGGCAGTTGCCAAGCCGCCCATTGTGCTTGCGGCAGCTAGAGCCTTCCTGAGTTGGCCCAGAGCCGTCACGCCAAGACCGAGCGTACGGATCATGCCAAGGAGAGAACGTCCGACGAGGGCTCCTGCAATGACAGCAGCAACCTGCAAAGCTCCGTCGGCGACTTTGTCGAAGTTGTCGGCTATCATGACTAGAGCTTCGGAGATCTTCGCAGATACTCCAGCTGCACTGTCAGCATTGCCAACGTACTGGAGCAGAGCATTGTTCAGAAGAGTAAAGCCGTCGCCGATCGTGGCAGGCATGTCGGCGGCTTCTTGACGAAGCGTTTCCATCTGGCTTGAGAGGCCGCGAACAATGTCGTTACCAGTGATCTTACCCTGCGAGCCAAGCTTGCGCAGACCGCCCACTGTCGTACCTAGACCAGTTGCCAACGCCTCAGCGACACGGCCACCTGAATCAATCACTGTATTGAGGTTGTCGCCTTGCAGTTTTCCAAGCGCCATAGCCTTGGCGAGCGCATCAATAACTCGTGCAGCTCGATCCCCCTTGGCGCCTGACACAACGAGAGCGTTGTTCAATGCCTCGGTGTAGTTCAGAGATTCATCAGTATTGTAGCCGAGCTCGCGAACAGCTGTAGCATTGGATAGATAGCTTTCAGCTGTTTGGGTTAGATCAGAGTAGGTCCGGCGCGCCATGTCGCCGAGACGGCCCATGACCTCAGTACCTTTATCGATCGAACCTGCGGCGAGGTTGACACGAGACGTCATATCCGTCCACGTATCTGTCATCTTGCGCAACTGATCGACGCCCAGCGCAGCGCCTATTCCGGCGAGTGGTGCCGTGAGGCCGCTAAACGAGCGCGTGAAAATGCTATCCAGATTCTTGTTCATCTGGCGGGCGCGGCGTTCAATCGCATTAAATTGGCGATTAGAAACATCGTTGGCGCGGGCCAGGCTTTTTTCAAACGACTTGAAGTCAGCGGAAAGCTGAACAACCAGACTTTCGAGGTCGGTTCTTGCCATACTCAACGATGTCCTGATAAGAAAAAAGCCCGCACGAATGCGAGCTTGGGGATGTGGATGAAAGTATTGGTCGGCGCGGCCTGCATCGCGGTTATCGCGTTCGTCGGGTACTATTTTTGGAATGAGTACCGGACAGCAGAAATGCTGAAGAGGCAGGCATTCGCCACTGATTGCGGGAAAATTACTAGCAATAGTCCGACGTTTGACGAGGCTTACACCAAAGCAATCCCACAGGCCGAACACGTGAACCGGCTAAGGAAATGTCTCGATTTTTACGAGAGCGGGAAGATGCCGAATTAAGCTGGCATCACCCAGCCTTAACCCAATCCCAAAGATCGTCTTTCTCGGATTCTGAAAGCTTATCGGGCTCGTCTGGCGTATTCGCTTTGATGTAACCATCAAGCGCAGCCATGTATTGCCACATCGACATTTTCCCAACGTCTTGCGGCGTAAATCCTAGAACTGCACCGTTTCCATAGATTGCGGCAAATCTGATTTTTCCGTTGGGAAGGCTGTCGAGTTGCTCCCCTCTTGACTTGCCGCCCCCGGCTCCCCCACTGGCTCGTCAGGAACGCCTTGAATACCCGCCTGTAATATTGCGATGGCAAACAAAAGGTTCTCGGCAGGAGGGCGCTTTTCGACATATCGCTGCACAAGCTTGGTTGCATCAGTCGGCTTCATATCGCCGCCAATCAGGCCCTGCCTGATAACATTCGAAATGTCGCCCACGTTGCACTGCTTAGAAATCAAGCGCTCAAGAATAACCCATGGGCCCGCATCACAGGCCTCCTGAAGTGCTTCGAGTTCGCTCCACCCAAGGCGGAAGGTGTAATCATCATCCGCCCAGGTTAACTCAATCGATGCGTCACGGCTCATTATGGTGTAGCCGGGGTAGACGTACGAACCATAACGCCGTCCGACTGCAGGCTGACGTTGTTAGTTGCGCGCTGGCCATTGGTTGCGCCAACCTCCATGCTTTCAACATGCATGAAACCCGTCCACGTGATCGTCTTCAAAGGAAATTCCCATTCGATCTTCACAGGCACTGAATCGATGCTGTCGACGGCTTCTAGCCATGCATCTACGCTTTCGGCAGCAAGAACACCCTCGCCGCTTACACTCATCGAAAGGCTGGTTGCGTCGCGTCCAACCCAATCAACAAGGTCGGGATTGTTACAATCCGGAATATTTACCTCTTCGAGGCCCTTAGTGATTGTGATTGAGCGCTGTGTAAATCCGCAGGGGTTTTCATAAACTGTCGGGGTGGCGTCATTGCCGAGCAATACGCGGATTTTACCCGACTTGATGGTAGTAGCTTGGGCCATATTGGTCCTCGTGATTTGGTGGTGGTGAAATCCGGCTGTGCGGGCTACGGCGTCTCGATGATTGCCGTGTACTGGATAGAAGCCTGATTAATGCCGGGAGCGCGGATGTAGTCAGTCCGCCAATAATCGAAGGTGACGAGAGCGTTCACCGCGAGCGGCGGTTCCCATCGTCTAAGTGCTTTGGTGACAGCGTCTGCTATTTGGCGGACTTGCTTTTGACTTGGCAACGACGACCAGCAGTTGATCTGAAAAGTAACGTCTACCGCATCAACGCAATCAGCACTGTCATCAGATGTCGAAGCGTTGCCAAATGAAACATACGGATAGGTTGCGGCCGGTATATTGCCATTAGGATCGGCAGGAGGATTGTCATAGACCTTGTCGACGCCGATCAGCGTTGTCAGCGCAGCATTCTGCGCTAACCGCGCATAGATCGCGGTTTGAAGTTCCCATACAGGGTCCATCCATCAGCCTCCTGCGGCTACTGTTTTCGCTGCTTTGGTGATGGCTCGACGAATACGGCGTTTTGTTTCTTTATCTTTGGCCCGCCACGTCACGTAGAAGAACGGCTGCTTGCCTTGGCCGGGGTTCTTTGTTCCGGGGAACATGCCTTTGTTGGCAAAGCCTACCGTACCGAATTCAATCCAGCGAGCGTAGTAAGCTTCCTTATTGCCGGCATAAATCGTGATCGTCGTGTCATCTCCGACAACGGAATCCACAGAAGCAATAGTGATGCTTCCGGGAGGCGCCTTGCCCCAAGTCCAGCCAATGCTGTCGTGAAGCACCATGTCGTCAACGGGAACCAGATTGCGCATCATATCGCAAACCTCTTCTGCGCTTCTCTCCATAGCCTTTTTGATCATATCCTGAGCAATTTTGGGGAGAAGTTTGAGCTTGCGATTAAGGCTAGTGAGGCCCGTAATCTTTGTAGCCATCAGCCACCGCCCTGCACGACAGCGCGCATTTCGATATACTGATTAACCTCGTCGGGGTTCGCACAAGACTGGATTTCGTAGAAGACACCCGTTCGCTTGTTTCTCGCGCGCCATGACGGTGTGACGCCCCTTGTCCGCGGTTCGCTTCTTACAACGAGCGTATAAGGCTGGATGCCCTGCGTGCGGGCTGCGATATCGGTTTCAGAACCAAGGCGAGGCTGCAAGCGAGCGGCCGTTTCGAACTTGTCTACCCACTCTTGGCTCGTGCCCCCGCCCTCGTCCCTCACCGCTTCGCGCTGCTGAAAGACGACGATGTTGTTGAGCGCACCTGCGCCTTTACGTGTCGCCATCCTTCTCACCCTTTTTCGGAGTTTTCAGCCGTATAGCCTTGTTGGCTTGAACGGCAGAATTTGCGCACGGTGTAGTTACAAGGCCAGACCAGCCAGCCCTGTAAGCAATCGTGACCTGCGGGAGCGGCTTCCAGTCAAAGTCTTCCGTGAAGCGGACGTGGGGCATATTTCCCTCCTTCGCTCGACAGCAAAGAACGAGTCTGATCATATGGTGGCAAAGACTGGAGAAGCGCGGTTAGAGCAAAATTCAAACGCCAATCAACCGCGCGTGTGTATCGATGATTGCAGAACAAAACGAAATTTTTGATGAGTTTCAGATTTCCCTGCTTGTAAGAAAGCATGGATGGTCAAATCTTGTTCTGAGCTTACCGAACAACACGCATACTTCAGTTGTGACCGATGTATTTTCCGACATCGTCAACAATATTCTTACGTGCTGCGAAGCAGTCGTCGACAATCATCAACATACTCAGCCGTTTTATGATGAGCCGGGCGGGTCAGTCTGGAGACTAAATCCAGATCCAATCATGAGGCATCTGGTACGCGTCAGGATTTTTGATCTGCCGAACAAAGCAGGTGAGTTCGCTGAATCCGATCTAGCTAAGCCAGCCGTCGATTTGCTCACAAAAAGGAAGCACTTGCTTCTGAACTTCATGATGGAGCTATTGAGAACCAAACTTCTGTACGCCGATGCGTCATTTTACAAAGACCGGCAGGCCTTTCCTCATGATCGGTTCGAGACTGTTTGGAACAAATGGGCAAAAGCCAATATTGGCTGCCCATTTTCTCTGCCGCGCTGACTATTTATTCCCGCCAAACCCGGTACGCCGAAAGCAGTGCACGAACATGCCGTGGTAGCACTGCGTCTCCGCTCGCGCTCATGTCAGGCTCTCGATTTTCGTAAAGGTCTGAGCCGACAAGCAAGATTGCAGCTGACACAGCGGGATTAATGACGATTCCATCAGGAAGTGATGGAGTTTGACCCGCTGCGACGACCTCGCGATCGAGGTATTCAACGACAACAGTCTCTGCGGCCACCAGATAAAGCGTCAGCTCATCGTCTTCGTCGTCGTGAAAAACACGAAGGTGTCGCTTGAATACAGCAAGATCAATCAGTGCCATCGCCACCACTCTCCGGTGGCGTTTCAGGCTCCGGTTCCGGCTCGGGAGCCGGATTTGGATCGACGATTCCTGCCCCGATGTAGCTCGCCACCCGGCGCTTGCGTGTCTTCGTATCGGCCATCGCCAACCTCCGTAAACTTCTCGACGTAACCAAGCGCCAGAAGCGGTCCGGCTTGCCAATTTGGCAGATCAGCGACCATGCCTTCGTCCAATCGGCCGTAATTGCCGACCAACGTTTTAAGCGCTTTGATTTTCATGATTTCCTCGTGAAAAGGGGCGCCGAAGCGCCCCATCTACGATTAAGGAGTTACAGGCGGATTGACGTCGCCGGACACGAAGGCCTCTGGGCGGTAAACCGCCAGTGCGAGACGCTCTTCGATTCGGATCGTGAACATGTTGTTCTCGAAGTCCTTATCGTTCTCGCTGGACAGAAGCACTTCGACGCCCATTCGGTCGAAAATCTGCGCACCGAGATTGAACGCACCGGTCAGGAACTTGCCCGCAGAAATTGCCTGGGTCTGGACGACCGGCAGATTCCACAGCGAAGGACCGATCGGCGACTGGGCATTGCCGACGATGTAGTTGCCGCCAAGATCCTTGGTCAGCTCGATCTTGGTCCAATCGGTTGGATGCAGAACGAAACCGCTCGCCGGATATTCGGCCAGAATGACCTGCAGGATTGCCAGTCGGAGGCGGTCAATTGCCGTCTCATTCTCCGGGGTAAACGCCGGGGCAAACGCTGATGCCTGCGGGAGAATGCCATGCAGGTTCTGTCCCGTGCCGTCACCGTTCAGAAGCTGCCCTTCTTCAACGAACTTGAGACCATAGGTGCCGCGTGCGTTGATGTAGCTCGCGAGACCCGGAGCATCATCGAGGATCTGACGGCTTGCCTTGAAGATATGGGCCAGCGTGCGAACAGGCGTGGTTTCCATATCGAAGGTTAGGTCAGACTTGGGCTTCTGAGTGCCTTCAGCGACTGGCGCTGCGCTGTTCGTAAAGCCGGTTTCCTTGACGAACTCGACACTTGCGGCCGAGGTCTGGCCCGGCGCAATAAGATCGCGGATCGTCAGTTGGCGGTTAGGCGGGGCAATGATGCCTGGCACGCGCTGTCCAGGGACAAGCGAGGTTCCGGCCGAGCGACCGGCGCCAACGGTGGTATTACCTGATGTGATGTCAGCGCGTTCCATGCCAACACGAATCGAACCGCGCCATGCGCCTGACACGTCGGTCGACTTGAACTTTTCAGACGCGACAATGATATCGCCGACATCCTGCGGACCCTGCGCGACATCTTCACGTTCACGAGCGGCGCGCTTTTCCAGCTCACTGATGCGGGTCGTGGTATCGCCGAGCTCGGACAGCGCTTTGTCGACCTTGCCGGTCAGCTCGGTTGAAACAGTTCCGTGCTGCTGGAGCTGAGTGGTGAAGTCGGTCGCAAGATTGCCGACTTGCTCCTTAATGGAGGCAAGTGAAGTACCAAGCTCGCCGATCTTATCGGCAAGTACGTTATCAGCCATGTGTGGCTCCTTAAATCTTGATGAGTGGTGTGTTTGCTTCGGCCAAAAGCCGGTTTAGGGCTGCCAAAGCAGCAGCATCCGTCTCGACGTCAGGAGCCCCCTGACCTTCCTTGAGGTAGAGCCGAGCGGCCCGCTCTGCCTCAGAATTCGATAGGTTTAGAAGACCCTTCAAACCATTCTCGAATTCGCGTTTGGTGATTTCTTCACCGGAGGCCATCTTGTTGGCCAACAGTTGCGCTGCTTCGGCTTTTGCGGCGTTGGACGCCTTCACGCGGCGAATGTACTCCGGCTCGGCGTTCGCGCCCAGCCGGGCCAAGGTCTCGTCAAGTGTGGCAATGCGGTCTGCCATACCCCGGTCGATCAGTGCCTCAGAGTAAAACACCCTGCCCTGACCAAATCCGTCTTCGACTTTGGATTTCGTGACGCCACGCCCATCGGCAACGCTCTGCAAAAACCGGCCATAGGAGCGGTTTACGCTGTCCTGAATGTAGGCCAGCGTGTCTTTTCCGAGCGGTTCGGTTTCGTTGCCTTCGACCTTGTGCTTGCCCGCAGAAATGTAGGTCCGCTTGACGCCGGCCTTTTCCAGTGCGGCAGAAATATCGTCGTGTGCTGTATAGACACCGATCGATCCCGCGCGCCCGGACGGCGTGACAACAATTTCGTCGGCAGACGAGGCGATCCAGTAGGCAGCGCTTGCAGCGAGCGAGTTGACCTGCGCTATAATTGGCTTTTCACCGCCGCGCAGCTTGCGAATTTCCGTTGCGAGTTCGTCCGTGCCCGGTACCGAGCCGCCAGGACTATCAATATCAAGAACAACGGCCTTCACATCCTCGTTGGACAGTGCCTTGTGCATCTGGCGCTTGATGCCGGCATAAGACGTGCCGCCACTCATCGCGGAAAACAGGTCCATTCTGTCGGCCAATACGCCATAAACCGGGATCACTGCGACCTTGCCATCAATTTCAGCAATTTCCTTTGCGCGAGCATCAGAAACAGCCGCTGCAAATTCAGGTGTGACGAGCTTGTCGCCCGCCACACGTGCCGCAAGAACATCAGCCAAAACGGCCAGTTTTTCGCGCTGAATCGCCCACGGCTCGGCCTCGAAGGCCGTCAAAATGTGTTCGAATTTCATGAATTTCCCTTATCCAGCGCTTGGCTGTGCATCATCCAGCGGAGGCCCGCCGTTGTGTCCGACCATGGACAGAGGCTGCATGGTGCCGTTGACGATCAGTTCGTCGCCGCCATCCATCTTTGGCTTATTCTCGTAAGCTCTAGCCTCGTTCGGCGTGTAAATGCCGTTCTGGACCATCTTCTGCAGGAACTCTGCCCTCGCCTGACTATCGCCGCGCAGCAGACCTTCCATGTTGAACTTAACGACGGTCGTTTTGCGGGTCTTTGCATCAAGCAAGTCGCGATAGATCGCGGATTCAATGCTTCTGAGCATGGGCGTGAGGCAGGTCTTGGTGAACTGCAGTATCAATTGCTCGATCCCGCTGCCCCAAGTCGTCGTGCCATTCGCGGCATGGCCAATCATGACCGGCGGCACACCGAAAATGCGGCAAATCTGCTCGACGCTGTACTGCCGCGTCTCAAGCATCTGCGCATCTTTCGGATTGATGGTGATTTGTGACGGGGTCAAACCCGCCTCCAGCACCGCGATCCCGCCTGCTTTGTCGGCACCGGCGAATGCCTGTAGCGATTCCGCGATCTGCTTGCGCTGATCGGGTTTTAGAACCTGATCCGACGACAACACGACCGAAGCCATCATGCCGTTCTTGAACATCCGGCCCGACGTCTTCTCGCCGGCCATGGCATTGCCGATCACATTGCGCTGTGCGGCAATTGGCGAAAGCCCACGATCACAGCCAGGCATGACCAATCCGCGGACATGAAGCATGTCTTCTTCGCGAATTTTACGTACGCCGCCCTTCTTGCCGTTTTTGTACTGCTCGGTGACCTCGTAATAGCGGTTGTTTCGATCATCGCGCTTTACATCGACGCAAAGCGGATTGAACGGGTTCAACGCTACCAGCCGACCACCATTTTTCTTCTTTTCGGCGAAGAAATTGCCATCAAGGCAGAGGCAAAGGGCAGCCATACCCCAGAAATCGCATGCACTGTCGTCCAGATTAGGCAAATCGTGCAGCAGATCGTACAGCGGATTCTCGCGGTCGACGTCAACGCCATCACCCTTATAGACATTGCAGGGCAGCGTTTTCACGGCATTGGAAATCAGATTCACACACGCCCACACAGCGTCTAGCTGCATGGCATGCTCATAAGTGACCGTCTCGCCGCTTGTCGTCGACATTCCAAAGAATGCGCGCCATGGGCCGGAAAGAAGCCCGAAAGGCTTCCCGACCCAAGTCAAAAGGCCCATGGGCACTCCTACCAGGTTATAGTGATCATGTTGTTGACGAAATCATCGATGTTAGCTGGCTCTTCGGGTGTAACTTCGCGAGCCTTTAGGCCGATTGCCATCGCTGATGCGACTGCTCCGTCGATGCGAAATCGTGTTTTGCTCTTATCTAGTTTGCGATTGCCGGATGCGTCAGTTGCCACGATCGCGTTCGCAAAGCAGAAAGTCAGCACCGGATTGCCGTCGTGCTTTAAGCGACGATGAATGACTGAAGCTTCAAGTGCTTCAACCGCTGGTGACATATCGCGATATCCCTGCCCCCACGGAACAAGGCGCAACGCGCCATCAAACGGCTTGTCCTTGCCGTCAATATAGACATCGACACCTATGCGCTGAAATTCGACGAGTAGTTGTTCAATGCGCCAGCGGTCGTAGGCCAGCCCGACAACATCATATTCTTCGCGAATTTCAGCAATGCGCTGCGCAACATAAGAATAGTCGATAGCCCGGCCCGGAGGCGTATCTAGCCATCCTTCCGCTGCCCAAACATCGTACGGTGCACGATCGCGTTTTGCATGATCAAGCAGAAACTCTTGTGGCTTCCAGTTCCAGGCCTTTAACCTATCCTCACTCGCATCAGCGCTCACACCGACAAGAGAGGTCAGATCATGAACGCCCGAAAGGTCGAGGGCAAAAAAGGCTCTCTCTCCCGCTATGAGTGCTCCGCCTGTCTGGCACGCCTTCCATTCGGAACGAGGAATGAGCGGGGATGTCTGATCTACACGCTGGTTGAGATATAGGTTCCGAAAACTCGATTCCATTGTCTTCATGCGAGACGCCTGCACAGCAAGCGCCTTGAGATCTTCAATAGATCTGAAGTCTCCTAAAGCCGGATTTGCTGCGTTCCACGCATCTGCGTCCATGATATCGGCATCGTCATCTGCGCAATACAGGTGAACTAGAACGGTCTGATCGTCGGCTACAAGGCCATCATCAATCAACTTTGAAAGCGGGTGCTCAGGATCTGGCGACTGTGTAGAAATGACGATCCCAAGCGGCTCTTGCCGAGCGCCCTGAGAGGTATTCATTACCTCATAGAGCTCTTGATTTTTAGACTGAGCAAGCTCGTCGTAAATCCAAACAGATGGGTTTAATCCATGCTTTGTGCCTGCTTCGGCGCTCAGTGCCCTGTAGAAGGAGCCATTGCTCTTACACACAACAGTTTTCGTCGATGGTACAACGTCGAGCGCCTGACTTAGCTCTTCATCAGCTTCCACCAACTGGCGAATGAATTTGAAAACCTGCGCCGCCTGCTCTCGATCATTAGCAGCTGAATAGATTTCGCCGTTCTGTATAGCCTCGGGCCCGATAAGATGAGCCAGTGCAATGGCAGCAATAATCGCCGTCTTGCCGTTTTTACGCGCAACTGACAGCAAAGCCCGCCTCACTCTTCGAAGGCCCTTCGCGTCATGCGGCGCATACAAGTCGGATATGAACTGTTTCTGCCAAGGTCTAAGCAGCAGTTGCCCGCCCTGCCCTTCACCGCTCGGTACGCGCAACAGCTCAATGAACTGGATTACACGTTCTGCACGGTTCAGCCCCTGTTGGGTTACGCCTTCACCGCGCTTTGCCCAATCAGGCCTGCGAACTTCGATTTTGGCTTCTCCTCTGGTGTAACAAGACCAGCACGCGATTTTGGGTCCAGCCCTAAGCGGTCGCCCATTGCCATCATGATGCGCGCGGCTTCATTCTTGATCTTGAACCATGGGTTTACTGACAGATTCCCGGTCGACCCCGGCACCAGTGCCGGTAATGTCTTTAACGCTTCTGTGGCGCGCTTGTGGTCTGCCCACGCTGCAGCATAGACAGCGATACCTCCAGCGTCTGTCGCCGAGTAAGTGCTTGGCGGCATAGCCGAGACGATCATCTCGAAGCACTCGCGGGCATCGTCATCTAAATAGTTTGGAATATAAACATCGCCGTTTGGACGTATCGACGGCGCACGCTTCTTTCGCTTGCCCGGATTGCCCTTCAGCGCCTGAATTTCAGGCGTTTCAGGCCTTGGCCCTCTTGCGCCCATTATTCACCTGTAAAAAAACTTTGAAAACTTGCGGGATCGCGTTCGACAGTCCCTCGCCGTTCCGCTGGAATCGAAAGCTGACGAGTTGCGATATACCCCCTAGCCAAACAATCTAAGTTGACCGAGAAGTGATGCGCCTTTGTTACCGTTGCATCGTCTGCACGCACACTGAGTGTTAATGCGGGTATGGTCACCGCCAAGAGAAATCGGTATGATGTGATCCAGCTCTGGCGCACGAGGATCGGTTGTTCCGCGTAAGCGCTTAGGTGTTTTTACACCGCACATCTGACACTTCCATCCATCTCGAGACAGGATCTCAATAGGATCGAAGTTATCATTTGCCACACCCTTCATGCGTGCTCTGCGCTTAGCGCTACCTTTTCTCCGTAAGTTCTTCTGCGAGCATGCATCGGTACAAAACCGCGAATGCGCCCTTCCGTACACTGGTGCGAAGATTATCGCGCACTCTGGGCAAACTCTTTCAGAGCGATCAATGTCGGACTTCGATGCCTGCGCTTGCTGTGACTGAAACTTAGTACGCGCATCACGGCACCCATCTGAACATATCGATTGAGATAGAATGTCGGCTTGAAATCTCAATCCGCATTCAAGGCAAATACTGCGCTTTACAGTATAGGAAACTTTGAATAATTTAATTGTTTCGGCGTGTCGCTGCTTGGCATTTAAGTTCGACTGAGCAGCAAATCCACATGATCTAGAGCAGAACCTTGCGGCGTTATGGCTGTCTTTTCTACGTTGAAAGACTGCCCCGCACTCCTCGCATATGTGATCAGGCGCTCCATCATTGTGCGCCTTCCCTAAGGTTTTATCACGAATACGCTTTGCCTTTGATGAGCATGCCTTGCCGCAATACAGCTTTGTCTTTGGGCCATTGATCTCAATGCCGCACTGCATACAAGCACTGTTATTGTCGTTTGCTGGCTGTTGCCAATCTAAGGAATTCATAATGCTCAAGGTCTCGACTCCTTGACGACCTCATGTGAATTGGCGGGGAGCCGGAGCTCACCCGCCTAACCATGCAAGAGGTCGAGAATTGCATGGTTAATCTAGTGGCCACCCATCGGCCCCAAAGGTCACGATGTCCTGACCTCGCTCCAAACGCTGCTTTGTTCGGTCGTGGCACGTCTTGCAAAGTGACTGGAGGTTGCCTTCATCCCAAAAGAGGAACTCGTCGCCTTTATGAGCGATGACATGATCGCAAACCGTCGCCGGTTCCACGTCGCCAACCTGCAAGCAGAACATGCAAAGCGGTTGCTCTGTGAGTTGTCGCTCGCGCATTCGCTGCCATCTGGCAGTCTTATAGAAGCGGAGCCATGTGCGTTGTGGCATGATGTGGAACCAAACATAGAGATCCGGCAAAAAGCAGGGGGGCTTATCAATGAGCAGTTTCAATTGACAAATACGTTTAGATCGCGCGCCGATGCTTGCAGGTAATCTATACTCATTCCCCACAAAACGGTCTGATCTGTCGAATTATCGTACGGGCGCAAGACATAGGTGCTAGGCTTAAACCAGAGCAAAATGACCTGAACGGATATCTGTGCAGGTTTGGAACAATCCGCTCTGAACAAGAAAGTTTCCGTCATGGCAAAAGGCCAAGTACGCAGTAATCGTGAAGTGCGCAAACCGAAGAAGGATAAATCAGCATCTGCTGAGAAGTCTGCAAGCAAAACAGGAGGCGGCTTCACCACCCAAATCAAAGATACCGAGAAGCAAAAGAAATAATTTAAAGCTCTTGAATAATACTGCCGGATACGAGCTTGAGGTAGGCGTTTACCGCCTGCCTTTTTTATCAAATGAAAACGCCACCGCAAGCCGATTCCAAAGATTGTTGTGCCCGCATTTCACATCGCTCTAAACTGGATCGCCCTACCTCTATAAGAGGCGAATGTTAGGTTGCTACATTTTATCAATAGTATATAATCACGAAATGAGAATTTCGGCGAAGAAGGCCTATAAGCTAATTCTTACTGCCGTGCACGTCGATGGGACCCTTATCGAGCCATTCACGGCTAAGGATATACGACGAATAATTTCCGGTTGGCATTATACTGATCACTTTAGTTTCCTCGCGTCGAACTGCGATGGCAAACAACTCGATAACAAAGTTCTGTTCATTCGGGTTGGGCGAGGCAGTTACCGATTGCCCACGCGGCTTGCTTCCGCTGAGACCGATTAACTTGGTTGCAGAAGGTCGGTCTTGCCAAAGCCCTTAACAAATAGTTAAATCAATATTTGGATAGGAGGTGATATACATGCCTTTTCGGAACGCACGGTATCACGGGACTTTCCGTCCCTCAGACTTAGCCATTCTGCAAAAAGCATACGAAGAATGCTGCGTCTTACTTGATCGATGCCCTACCAGCCATGAAGACAAGGACAGGGTGGCGAGAGCCATAATCCGATCCTTTGAAAGCGGTGTGCGCGATCCAGTCAAAATAGCTGAACAGGTCGCAGTAATCGAAACGCACGTCAGTGTGACGGTGACTAACTACTCCGGCCCAACCGCAGCCGAGCGTGTTGTAGCCCATTCGGAATAGTTAATTGATCGGCGGGGAGCCCACAGGAATGAGCTCAACCCGCCGTATCCCGTCTGCCGGAGGAGAAACGGCGCCGGGGATTGTTACCCGGCACATGCTGCACCGGGGCGGCTCTTGTAACCGCACTGAAATGAAAAAAGGCCGCGCAAGGCGACCTTGATGTAGTCTTCCCCTCATTGGGGAGTTGAAGGGGATCGGCTTATAAGCGACTAAGCAACGTCCGCTAATTCCCAAATGTTCGAGTGTGCTTCTGGATGCAACGCCAGATCGTCCATCGCGCCTTGCACTGCGGACAATCCTCGTAAGACCAGAGCCCGCCCGACGGCTGGGGCTTGAACGCCCTTCGCTCCTTCCATTTCACCAATCTTCGTCAGTGTTTGCCCACCCAGCACCGCATCCTCGAATGGATTTATGAGTGGCCCAAGCCTTGACCTCAAATAGGCGAGTATCGGTCGTGTATCTATTTTCTCCAGCAGCAGATCATCAGTGAATTTCAAACTGAGGCTCGGCGTCTTTCCAGTCTTGGGTATTGGCACCTTGCCGTCATCGTTTTCGAAGTAAGCATCGACCTTAACGTTCACCTTGCGCGTAGCTGGGAGGGCATAAGCGCCCTTGCCTCTGCGAAGCTTTCCAGAATATTCGATTTCTCCACCCTTCACTCCACCTTCCCAATTCCGCACCGCAGCGGCTTCAACCTCTTCTACACCTTTCAGTCGTTTGCTTTCTTGTGCGGCATGCAGACCAGCATCGTATCCGTAGTCCTGACCTTTAAGTGGTTCTGCTTCCGCGATCGCAACCAACCGTCGATATTGCATAACCAGCTCGATGAAACCGTGCAGCTTGTCCCGGCGCAAAGCCGCCAGCAGGGGGAAATCCTCGTTATCATTCGCAGGAACGGCAGGGTCGCCGATCGACTGACGCTGTTTTATGCGCCGCAGTTGCGTGGCCACAGCTTTCGTTTCCTGCTTGGCTCGAGCTGCTCGGTCCAGATAGATCACATTTCCCATCAAGCTGCTTCCTCCAAAAGATCGGCCAGATAAACCCCGTCGACGGCGTAGAACTCGAACTCTTCGCGGCGTTTTATTGCCGCTGTCTGCCAACCTCTCAGATCGAGGTCTCGGGCAAATGGAGACGACGAGTACTGGTCTTCGTCGATAGGATTGTTGTCATTTGCGGCGGAATATTTATCTTTCATCTTGAACTTCATCTCATTCTCCTCGTGTTTGGTTCTGAATTCACGCGGCTTGGTTTGCCGCGCTTTCACTCAGCCAGCCTTTAACCAACCTCACTGCCTGCTCTGCTGCATCGTCCTCGGTAACAGCCCTGACGACCACGACAGGAAAGCCAAGAGCATCAAGCAACGGATGGCGGGTCACCTGGCTTGGTTCGAGCCTGGCCTTGCCAACCTTGTTTTCAATCTGGCGCAGCACACCACCGTAGAGATAGATCCGGACGTCTGCTTCTCCCGGCGTCAGTCCTGCCGCTAATGCTTCGGCTCTTGCCGTGGGGCCGCGCTTGGCCGCATTCTGATCTCCAGCTAGTGTGAATGTACCCGGTCGAACGTCTCGCGCTGTGTGAACGTATTCTGGCATCCTGCGCAGACTGCGAACTTGTGCAGCTTGCAGTTCCCATTCCAGAGGGAGGGCTGCTTTTGTCGTCACCTTGCCGTTGCGTGTCGTGATGATTGTTCGGACGCCATTGATGCGTACGGTCTGCGTTGTGGCTTTTGGTTTTGCTACAGGTTTGGAATTGCGCTTGCTTGGTTTGAGCTTGCTGGATGACGCGCCTTTCAGCGCACGTCTTCGTGTCATGGCCTCTCCTCGTGTTCATGGTGCGTCAGCTTGGTTTGCTAACAATTCACATCATGGTGGGAGTGACAGGTCGGTCAAGCGTCGACCGGCATAATTTCAACCAACCTCAAATCAGGTTGTATTTTTCAATCGTGAAATTTTCTAAAAAGTGCGTAGTTCTCAAAAGCATAGAACTACGCGCTGCGCGCTTTGTGCGTAAGTTTCTATATAAGAACTCTTACGCACTAAAAGCAGCGTGCTTTTGCGCAAGTCTTTTTAGGTTTTTTGAGACTTACGCAGTATGACTTATGCGTTACCTATGGTTGTATTTCTATTGTGACAGCGGGTTGTGTTGTTGGTGCCCGAAAGGAAGGACACCCACCCTCCTCTCGGCATATGGCTCAACAAAACTAAGCTTTGTTTATCTGATTTATCGCAAGATTCGTGAGCTTATTGTTAGTGGCTTTTTCCTGATCCAGAATCTGGGTCAACAAAGTATGCGCTTCTGTATGTCCGAGTTCCTTGGCCCACTCGCGCAGAGAACCATATCTTGAGATTTCATAATGCTCTACTGCCTGACAAGCCGCTAACAGACCAGCGTCGAGAGCTGTTCCGCTTGCTTCTTCAATCAAGCCGTCTGCTTCTTTAATCAGTCCTTCGATGGCGTCGCATTTCTCAGCGTTGGGCTTTAGTTTGAGAGACTTGAACACTTGATTCAACGTTGCGATCTGACCTTTGGTTTCCTCCAGATGCTCCTCGGCTGCCTGCTTTAGTTTGGCACTCTTTGCCGCTTTGGCTACCTTCGGGAGCGCTTTGGTGATCGCGTTTTCTGCGTAGTAAATGTCCTGTAAGGTGTGCTCAAAAATATCAGAAAGGGTTTTCATATCCATCCTCCTTGTTAGGAAGACGAAACGAACGATTCGCTGATAGGTTCCTGGGTAAAATTCCGCGAATTGCGCCGGCAACTGCTAACTAGAGCAAAAAACCGCCCGACGTCTAAGGTGGCCCCCTTGTATTCTGGCGCTATCCCGCTTGTTGCTTGCGTATCAAAAGTCTCTCTTCGGGAACGGAACCGCGACAACTGCGTTTACTGAAGCCATTGACCCAGAGTGATAGAAAACATGGATCAGCTTCAAATCGCGCTCGAAGAAGCGCTAAAGTCCGATAACTTTAACGTCTGGCCACACATTATCGCGTTGGCTGCTGCCTACATCCTTGCATTGCCGATTGGATGGCACCGAGAACGCCAAGAGCGAAGCGCCGGACTGCGGACCTTCCCACTCGTCGCAGTAGCCAGCTGTGGCTTTATTCAAGCGACAGAGGGAATAACCACCGACAATCCCGAAGCGCTTGCGCGCATTATTGAAGGTGTGATCACAGGCATGGGCTTTATTGGCGGTGGCGCAATACTTCGCTTGAGCTCGTCAATCAAAGGCACAGCGACAGCAGCCAGTCTGTGGTCAACAGGCGCTATCGGCATTGCTTGCGCTGTCAACGCCTTCGACGTTGCCATTATCATAATGGTGTTTGCGCTGCTCACTCTGATATTCTTCTCAAACGGAAAGTCGGATACCGAGGACATAAGCACAAAAGATACCCAATAAAAAAGCGGCCCGAAGGCCGCCTTTTCACATCGCTCGAACAAACGTCGTCATACGTCGTTGGATCGGGTCTCGTTCTTCGACCTTCTTCAGAAAGCCTTCCGCAAAGAGCGCCTTGGTGATCATACTGACACGCTTCTTGTCAGTCTCTTCATCAATGTCGAGCTGCAGCGCATACGCAACGGCGCGCCCTACCCAATCCTTGGCTTGCGGTGCCGGCTTATACATGCCGCCGTTCACAACGCCCCGAATTGCGTCGCGTTCGTCTTCGGTTAGTGTTTCAGCAACTTCCTCGCTCGTCGGCCACGCCCACGACGTCACGACCGGCGCATGGTCTTGAGGCTTGGTAAGGCCCTGCCCGTTCCCCAAAGCGACACTTTCCAACTTGCGCCAGTCAGCCCTGTGCGAAAGAGGTGCAAGGTTAGCCTTCCCGTATGTGACAGAGAAATACGCAAACCTCGCCTCATGTGTAAGGCCAGCCTCACTGGCCTGCGCTTCCGACATGCGGTTAAGCACTCGCACCGAACGTGCTGCACCGATCAGGGACACAGCACCGCGAGCGTCTTCGACAGTCGCTTCACGATCGCTTACTTTTCGCAGATGGTGCACGATATCGATGGAGCAGTTCGTACGATCCGCAACCTGCGCCCACAGCTTAGCAACCTTGTCGATTGCGCCGTTGTCGTTTTCATTGACCTGATGCGTCGACACAAACGGATCAACAATCATCACGTCAATGCCGAGCTCCGAGATCGTCTCAACGACTGCTTCAACAACCGGCTCCTGAATGCGCACGCCTTTCTTGTCGTCGATCGCAATGACCAGTTCCTGCTCGCGGCCTGTGTCGAGAAACAGATGCCCATCGATATCGGCTGGCTTCAGATTGAAATGAATGCACGCTGCCATGATACGACGCTCAAGCTCGTCGCGAGGATCTTCGGCATTGAACAACCAGACCTTTAGACGCTTCGGCGGCTTCGTGCCGTTGAGTGCTTTACCTGACGCCATGGCCAATGCTTCCACGATGCTGTTCGCAGTTTTGCCAAGCCCACCCGGCGCAACCGTCACTGAGACATACTTGCGAATGAAGTGCTTACCGAACGCAAACTCGCGCCGTGGCAGGGTCGACGGGTCTTTCCAAACAAACGGCGTCGCAATAATTGCCCGTTTATTTTCCGCGGCTTGCTCCGGTTCGCTTATAGATGAATCGAGGTCCGCAACGGGCTCCGCAATGACGTCAGTGCGCGCCTCCGCTTTAGCCAGTCCATTGGCGATCATACGGCTGATATCGACCAGACGTGTGTTATCGTTGTCGTTCTGTGGCACACTGCGTGGGCTGCGGGCACCAGCAGTAAGGCCGTTGTCGATGGTCTTGACGCAGCGCGGCCAGTCCCGCCCCCAGCCTCGTGCCACGTCCTGCAACAGCGCACGCGCTTCGGACTCAGCCAGAGCGCCAGCCCCGACGAAAGTGCCCAAACGAAACGCGGCGTCGTTCAGACGGTTGTTGCGGTTGCCCATCGGTTCAAGCGCGAGATCGTCCAGCTCAGACTGAACAGCACGCTCGACATAACGATCGTTGATCTTGCCACTGACAGACGGCGCTGCGGTGTATGTGCTCTCGTACGAACGGGGCAGCACGAGTTCCAGCAGCCAGTCGGGCGCGTCGACCGGCTCCTGCTCCATGATCCAGCGATATGGCAGGCCAACCCCCGGCACGCTCCCGGCCGCAATGACATAACCGCCGTCACCGCGCACATCGACGCCGGAGCCAAGCGCGCCACGATTACGAACGCCCTGACGATGACGAAAGAAATAGTGACGGCCGCCGCTCGTGGTTTCTGCGGTCAGCGTTGCAGGCAGCGCGCCGTGTGCGGCCTCAAGCGCTGCAAGCGTTTCGTCGCCGCCGTGCTTCGGATCGATATCCAGCACCCATGCACCAATAGGTGCACCTGTCGGCACGCCGATCATCGCGGATGGATTGCGGCGCCAGTATTCGCGAACGATGCGTTCGTTCAGTGTCGCGCCACGGAACCCGTTTGATGTCAGAGGCGTTTTAGTAGCGAGGATTTCGATTTCACCGGTTTGTGGATCGATAATTTCCTCGTCGCGGTAGCGGCATGGAAAGACCGGCCAGTTTTGGGCCTGATACGACAACGCAACGTCGAGCATTGGGTCAGCATCATTGACCAAAGGTTGCGCTGAATTAACCATAGCTGTACTCATTGTTTTCAATTGATTCGTTCCTTGAAAGGACTCGCATGAGCAGATCGACATTAACGGGTGGACGGTACATCGGTGGACGCTACAAGACATCGAACGGGGTAAACGACACTTGGTCAGTGTTTGATCAGAAAGCTCAAAAGCTAGTCGAAATGGGATCAAGGCAGGCGGTAGGTCTGAACTACCGCGATGCCAAAGAACTCAGCGATCTTCTCAACACGCTCGAGGCAAATCGTCAGGCTTCCTGACGTCGTTGTCGTTAGCGGCTTTCCTAAAACGGCGCCCTTCCTAAAACGGCGCCTCCTTCAAAGCTTCCCGCATTCCTCGCCCGCAGCCCTCCCATGCCGCCTTCACCAGCATGCGTGCTTCGAGCTCATCGCATTCAGCAAGGTCAGTTTTGCCTATGGTGCCGAGGAAAGCCCCAACCGCCTCAACGCCCGTATCAAGTGCCCGTAACTCGTAAGGATCGAGCCTGCGGCGGGAGCGGATATGCTCGGCAATGTCAGCGCATTCCTTGCAAAGCCAACGGATCGGTTCTTTGCCCTCCTGAACACCGAGACCTACGGCGTGGCGGAAGCAGATGTGGCATTGATTTGGATGGGTCATGCTGCATCACCGAAAAGGCTGGGCTGCACCGGTGCCTTTTGTATAGGGACATTGTCATTGGCTGCGCTCGGTTGGACTATATCGGCAACGGCGCCAGCCTCTGTAAAGTCAACGCAGACGATCTCGCACATAGGCGAAACGCCCTTCCACTGATCAATGAAGTAGGCAGTATCGACGCCGCAGCCTGCATCAAAATGCAGGCCCGTCTGTTCTTGGAACTTAACCGCTTTGCCACTGGTTTGGCGCTCATAGCTCTGCCGTCCGGAATAATTAAAGCCCGCTGACATTTGCGGAACGATGAACGTGCCGTAGTCTGCCAGATGTGACGCAATATCAATTACGTGGAATTCGAAGTCCTTACCGTGGTATCGCGGGGAATCTTTGCTCCGCTTGATATTTCCGAACGGTGGGTTGCTAATTGCACAGTCGAAGCGACCCAGCCCCATATCCAGAACATCAAACACATCGGCGTGAATCCATTCAGCTTCCGGAAGGAGCTTTTTGCCGACCTCTAGATAATCTGAATTGCGCTCAACACAGGTGATTTGCGGCCTACTATCGTTGAAGCTGCTCCGTTGCCATATAGCGTATGAAAGCATTCCAATACCTGCGCATAGGTCAATAATGCGACCGCCGCCAGCATCAATCGCAAAATCAAAAGCCATATCGAATGGTGTGAAGAAAGCGCCTGCAGCGCCGTTAACGTGGTTCGCACCCTCGTTCCAGTTCCTGTAAACGAATTCCTTATCGTCTTCCGACAACCGCTCTTGCTGCAAAATAGAGACCGCTTTGGCATGAGCCTTCGCTTGGGCGTGTGTGAGTTTCGCCATTACGCCACCCTCCCCAGCAAATCCTGATTGTTGTTTGCAGCTACTGGAGTTGCGGCCACATACTTCTCAGACTCGTTCCCCCATGAAGACCAGCCCGGCCACGCCTGACGAGCGAAGAGCTCTAGATAAGGACCGTCGACCAGCTTCTCGATGCGTCCGTACTGTTCATCTGGTTTGCGGGAATGCTCGCGACGCGGAGCCTTGATGAGTGAGCGCACGCCTTTCGATAGGCGGCGAGGCCTCCCGCGTTTGAACAGATGACAGATTTCAACTTCCTGCCGCGTCCAGTAACCCATGCCCATGCGGCCTTTGTCCCAGACAAAAGCAATGCTGACAGGTTTGAAGCCCCACGCGGCTGCCACATCGATTGCAGCAGCCTGCAGATGGGAAACCGTCCACATGAACAACAAACAGTCGCGAGCGCATACCTGTTGGACAGGCAGCGCTTTGATATCGTCGAGCGACATCACGCCGTAAGGCTGGCGACTTCGTGCTGGTGCGACGTCTTTTTTACCGTATGTTCTGAAAGACCATGGCGGGTCCGCAAGGACGCAGCCGAAAGGCCCGCTGGGTAGCGGTGCATGCATTCATTCTCTCCTCGTGTATGGCAACCCGCCAGTTGGTGGCTGGCGGGCAGATTGTTTAGCTAGTCAATATCCTCTTTAGGGCTTCTATCGCTTCAGCCGGGGCTTTGAGATAGGTATCTTCCAATGAGTAACGGATGGAACCTTCAATATCTCTACGTCCAGGGCCCTTTTTATTGATCCAACAGTATTCGACATCATAAGTGCCATCGTCAGCGTGGATGAGGTACCAGCGGTCGACAAACTGACCTGAATTGCCACTAGATTTTTGATAGATTTCAGTTTTGCTTACCATTTAACCCTCCACTCGGCTCTTCTAAGTATCGAAAAGCCGCGCTACCGACAATGGCGCATTACCCATCACCTAGCCACCCTTTCTTCCCGTACCGTAAAACCCGGCACCTGACGCATACCGGCGCGCACTGTTTCCTCGGCCATTGCCTGCACAACAACTTTGAAACGCTCCGGCGCACGAGCATATGCCCAATCAAGCGCGACGCCTTCATCGACAAGATCACAATGCCATACCGAGCGAAGGCCAGTGCCAGTAGTCGCGGCTTTGTCTTCGCGCTTAGCCCAACGGTCGGCTTGTTTCGCTTCCTTGATCAGTTCTTCGGCCTGCTCGCGCGCTTCCAGATTTCCAGCGCTCGCCTGCATGGCTTCCTGCACCTCGCGGATCACGCGGTCGGCTTCCTCGCGCGCGGCTTTAGCTGCAGCTTCCTTTTCGGCTGCAACCTTATTGCGCCATGGAGTCAGGAGTCCTTGCAGAACTTCTTTGCCGAGCACGACCTTGCCCTTGCCGGACGTCTTGGTGTTACCGATCAGTTTGTTGTAGCGCGTCTGGATTTCGGCTTTCGCATCGTCGTGCGGCTTCGCCTCGTCCTTCCGAGCCTCATCAGCGCGCTTTCCAGCCTCATGCAGCTTGTCGTGGAGCTCGGTTACAGCGTCGGCCAGCGCCTGATTGTCGATGGCTTCGCCGTCCGCAAACAGTTTAGCTTCTCCGTACAAGTCTTCGATTTCCTGCTTGATCGTCTCGTAAGGAGAGGATGGCGGGTTGTTGTGTCCCATGCCTCTTGCTTTGTAAGGATCGTAAGTGTCATTAGTCATCTTCAATACTCCTCGTGTGGGTTGGCTGGTGAGGCCGGCAGTCAAAGATGCAGACTGCTCATAAAGATAGTATTAATGAACGGTTAAGATATTTCGGTTGTATCACCCAGTATTGGCAACCGTTACATTTGTTCTATTTTATTCTAGGATTTATTTCGTAACCTCGGCATTGCATTGACCTCCTTTGGATAAATGCTCCCCGTATCGCGTACCCAAGCCCCCCGCCCAAACGCGATACGGGACTTTTTCAAAATGGAATCTCGTCGTCCAGCAGTTCCGAAAGACCGATAGAAACATTGTCGTTCGCAGGCTCCGGAACGTTGTCGTTATCTGCTGCGACTCCAGCCCGCACGTCTTTAACATTCCAGTATTTGCCGTTCGGCACGACGCTGATTTCGTCGGTGGTGAGAAGTTCTCGCTGACGTTCAAGCCACTCCATGACCGTTTTAGGGAAAGGTCGCTGGCCTCCGTGCTGCGTCCACCACCGATGCGCCTTGGTTTGTGCGAAACCCGTATGCTGCGGACAAAGCCATTCATTGATCTGCGTATAGCCTGCGATGTAACTGCACTTAACCGACGGCGGCTTGTCTCCCTTACCTTCGTGGAAGTGAAACGTCCTGCCCGTCACCTTGCGCCACTCTGCTTCGGCGGTGCTGACAATCGGAACGTCGGCAGCTTGCCGAGTTAGCTTCTCATCCTCATTCGGTGGGAAGTCATATCCGCAGCATGGGCATTTCATCAGTGAGATATGCACCTTCTCACCGCAGCCGACTGTTCCATTCGCATCTGGCTCTTGTGGGCAAATTTTAATCGGTGGTTCACCGTTGCCAGCGCTTGGAGCTTTCGGCTCAACCATGTCGACAGGGCCGTGCCGATCGACGAGCTTGGCGAAGTCCAGAACTAGGCAATTTTTCTTTGGGCCTGCCGCGATAGCAGCAAGACGTTCCTCCACAGTATCCAGCGGCGCACCTGCCTTATATAGCGGACGAGTACCACGCCCAGCCATTTGGACATACAAACTCAAGGACAGTGTCGGGCGCATAAATGCAATTAAATCAACACCTTTATGATTGAACCCTGTAGTAAGAACTGAATTGTTCGTGACGCACTGAATGCGATATGCTTTAAAGTCCTCAAGGATGCGGCGACGCTCTTCCTTTGGCGTATCGCCTGTTACAGCCTCGCACGTAATGCCGCGCGATCTAATCACGTCGCGCACGTCCAGCGCTGCTTTCACGCCGGCACAGAAACAAAGCCAAGAACGCCGGTCAGCCCCTTTTGCAATGATCTCAGACACAACCGCGTCATTAAGGTCGGCTTTATTGATCGCCTCTTCCAACGCGCGCTGTTTGTAATCGCCGCCAAGCCGTCCCACGCCTTTCACGTCATATTCTGTTGCCGTTGGCTTGCTGGTCAAAGGAGCAAGAAAGCCGTCTCGGATGCCGTCAGCAACACCGTAAGTGTAGACGATCTGATCAAACAGGCGATCTGCGCCCTCGTCCAAGCGACCACTGTCCAGGCGATAAGGAGTGGCAGTCAGTCCGAGAATCTTCATATCCGGATTGATCTCAAGCAGAGCATCGATGAACTTGCGATACATTGTGTTGCTGTTGATCGGAATCAGGTGGCACTCGTCGACCATCAGGACGTCGACGTGGCCAATTTGGTGAGTCTTGTTGTGAACCGTCTGAATACCTGCGAACACAATCTGACTGCGTGCATCACGACGTCCAAGGCCAGCCGAGAAAATGCCAGCTGGCGCAAACGGCCAGACGCCTAGCAATTCCAGATAATTCTGTTCGATTAGCTCCGCGACGTGCGTAACGACCATCACGCGCATATCAGGCCAGCCTTCAACGAGGCGCTGGATAAGTGACGCCATAACCAACGACTTGCCGCAGCCGGTCGCAAGATCAACAAGCGGATTGCCTGCCTCCTCTTGCCAATAGTCGAAAACGGCGTCTATTGCTTCTGACTGGTAGTTTCGTAAGGTTAGCATGTTGGGGGCGTTACCTTGTCTGTAAATGAAAGATTTTGGACAGTGGTTTTGTATGTCGTAACGGTTAGTTACGTCGCTTTCTGCTGCCTCATCTTGGGTTGGCTGGTTGCGACAGAAGATACCGTCATTGAGGCATTAGTCGTCATGGGAGGAACTTACGGAACGTTGTTGGCTGGAATTCCAGTCATCATCGCTGTTCTGGTTGCAAAACAGCAGTTGGATGCGATGAGAAGGCAGCATGTGGCGACAGTTAAAAGATCGTTCAGAGACGAGCTCGAAGCGATCAGGATTGCGACTGAATTTTGCCAAGCTGTTCTTCAAACACGAACTGAGGACATTTTGGATCAGGGAAGTATCAACATCGTTCTCAGAGACAAAAAACTCATTGAGAGTACTTTCGATGCAAAGACCTCAGGTTTTCTCTCCAGTGCTCAGTCAATGATAAATAGCGCAACATCTTCATTGGATCACTTCAAAACCGATAGGGAGGGGTATTGTCGGCATGCCCATACTGAAGCAAGAAAAGCTCTTATTGCGATCGAGTGCTTTGAAAAGAAAATCTCCCAATACTGGTCCTAACCCTTAGCCCCATCCACCCACACCTCACCGCTCTTCATCCTATAAGTGATCGTCTCGGCGTCCTCGTCGACGTCGATCTGTTCACCATTCACCATGCCCGGTAGGTACAAATGTGCTGGACAACCGTCGCGCTGTTCGTCGATTGACAAAGGCTTTGCCCACCGTGCGCATGAGATATGGCAATCACCGCCGCTTTCAGGCTGAGCATGAAGGCAGGTTCGGCAGTTCACTCGCGGCTGTGCATCGTGGTGACAGACCGCTTTATGCTTGCAGAACATACATCCAAAGAACTCCGGGTTTTCGCTAATCCTGCTCGGCGGCATGTCCGAAAACACGATGCGTTCGCAGCGAGCGACAAGCCTTAAGCAGAACTCCAGATCGTATTCGATGCGCTCGGAATAGAGGCTGTCGCTGTCCTTGCACGAAACGAGATAGAGGCACCGGCTCAGCCCGAAGGCATGCATTCCAAGCTGGCACTGTGCAAAATGCAACGGCTTTGCTTTCTGGCATCCATCTTTAACAATCAGCGCGAAGCCTTTGGCATTGCTTGATTTAAACTCTAGCAGGTGTTCAGTCTTCGACGCCTCCGGTACATTCATTGCTTTGCCATCGCACTTGCCGCGCACGAACCCCGAAACAAGCCGGATCTTGTCTTGCTGCCCATAGACTTCGACGCCGATGCGCTCGAGATCAGCGACGAGCCTGTCTTCCTCAATGTTACCCGTTTCAAACAAGCGCAGCTGGCGGCCGCTATGGACCTCGTGGGCTGATGCCCACCTGAAGCCATACCAAAGCGCCCGGTCGCATTCGGTGCCCGCCTCACCCACGCTGATGCCCCACGAGTCCCAAGATTTCGCCTGGGCCTCGTAAGCAGCGTAAATCGCTCCGACGGTTGTCGATTGTGGTTTGGGGAGAGCAACCATTAAGCCGAACCGGTTTCTAACTGAGCAAGCCAACTTTGAGCGGCATCGATCGTGGAAAACGCGCCGGAGCAAATGCGTGAGCGCATCCCATCCGAGGTCACGTATGTTTCGATGATCCGAAATGGCCGGTCTGTTTCGGGTGAGACCTGCTTGAATATCGCAAAGGTGCTTTTCATCACCCCACCTACACGCGCATCGGCATAATTACGCACCTATACCCCGGCCTGCTCGTCGACGTGATCAGCGCAGGCGAACCGGAATCCGCCATCGACATAGTGACTTCATCCGCACCAAACTCCGCCGTGAGGTCGGTGACATACTGACCGTTGAAACCGATCGTCAGCGGCTCGCTGCTGAAGTTGACTTCCATTTCCTCAGTCGCATCGCCGCGATCTGGATTAGCAACGTTCAATGTCAGAGCATCAGAAGCAAATGAGAACCGAACGACTTTACCGCGTTCACTGGCAATAACTGATGTTCGGCCGACCGCTTCGCGCAGTGCTTTTGCCGACAGCGTAGCGACACGCTCCGATGGCTTTGGAATAACACGCTCGTAATCCGGATATGTGCCGTCGACGAGTTTCGACACGATGACAGTCGAACCGCTCTCGACCATTACCTTGTTCGATGACAGCGAAACTGACACGACGCCTGTCGGCAGCAATGACAGCAGCTTGTTAGGCAGAATGACCGGCGCCAACGTGGCTTCCTGCTCAATGCGTGTGGACGCGAGGCGATGACCATCTGTCGCCGTGGCAACAATATGGCCGTCCTTTGCTTCCAGAAAGACACCGTTCAGATAATAGCGGGTCTCTTCGGTGCTGACAGCAAACTGCACTTCCTGCACGAGTGATGCCAGATCGAACTCGATCGTGGTGTCGAAGCTTCCGTGACTGAAGGACGGGAAGTCAGCAGCTGGCAGCGTATCAAGCTTGAAACGACTTTTCCCAGATTTGACGATCAGATGACTGCCGTCTGCTTCCAAGTTAACGTCGCCAGTTGCCTTCTTGGCAATGTCTGCAAGCAACTTGCCTGCAACCGTGACTGTGCCGTCCTGACTGTCCAGAACCGGCAAGCTGGTGCTGATTTCCAGATCAAGATTTGTACCGGTGATGCTCAGCTGTCCTTTGTCCGCGGACAAGAGCACGTTGCCAAGAATTGGGATTGTCGTTCTGGCCTCGACTGCCTTTGTCACGGTCGACAAGGCATGCGCAAGCTGCGCTCGGTCAAGCGTTACCCGCATGGGTTTCTCCTCGTGTTGGTGGTAGGCGCGGCTGGTGACCGCGCCGTGGTTGGTTCTTACTTAGACCAGGGACGGCTGCCCGCAGCTTTTGCAGGCTGCGCAGGCTTGTTATTGTTTGCCGCTGCAGGACGGTTGTCGTTGGCAGGCCGCTGCGCTGCCGCCGCAGGCTGCTGAGCGTCAATGCTCGGCTCAGGCACGTTGTTTTCGTCGGGGAAGAAATACTTCTTGATCTCAGCGCGTGCCGGATACTGGCCGTCCCTCGAAGGCTTGCCAAGCGCCACTCGCACCGTGAACGACTTGAAGAGCAGATCGTCCGTGTCTTCGACGGAAGACATTTCGAGCGCGCGGCAAAGGCTGGCGAACTGACGCTGGCCGATCTCCTGTGCCTGCGGATTCTTGTTCTCGATGTTGTAGTTGTTGAACAGCTTTCGATCAGCGTATTCAGCCGGTTCAAGCACCTTCATTGTGGTTTTCAGAATAGTGCCGCTGCCGGTCGAAGTCGGCACTACGTCGGCCGCCTCGATTTCCATCTTGTATGTGCCGTTCGGCAGCTCGGAATAGTCCGACTGCGTCGTGTCGTGTTGGGTGGCGTCAAACGCCGTTCCAAGTCTCGCCATGTGTTAGTTCCTCGTGTTGGTGGTGTGGTTAAATAAGTCGCCCTTTTTGCCGAGCGAAAATTAGCGGATCTTTCGCCGCTTTATGCAGATTGCAAGCAGGACAGAGTACTTGCAGGTTAGATGACCAATTAGATCCACCCAAAGCTAAGGGTACGATGTGATCAACATGCCGCTGCTCAATCTTTCGGACCGAAACTCCACATTCAGCGCATCTGTATTTTTGGCGCTTCAGTATGTTGGCTATGTCTTCGGGGATATGAGTACCTTCAGCCCCCCTCTTTCTTGAGCGCCTATTCCGATTAGATACCAGCCGAGAGTTTCTGGCCTGCTCAGGATTTTTGTCTCTCCATCGCTTCGCTCTTGCTACGTTGTTCGCCGAGACATCTGGCTTTGCATTTGACTTACGCGCCAAATCTCGTTTCCGATCTGGATTTCGGAGCGCCCATGCTCGTACGCTTTGAAGTCTGCTCTCGGCTTCTTTTTCGGGATTATTGCTTTTCCAGTTGAGCCTATGGAGGTACTGGCATTCAGTACACTGACCCGTGCTAGCGTACCTTTTCGCAACGTGTCCACGAGCGCACGGAATTCCAGTGAAGAAGTGCCTTACACCTAGCGCCATTGCTTCCGCTTTGGATTTAGGCAGGCTTTTCAACTCGAACAGCAAGCTTATGCAGCTTCAGCTTTTTCTTCAGCCCAGAACTTCGCTAACTCAGCGTAGCCATGGCCTTTTCGGTAAACGATTGAGTCCGGCATAGAGAAGCGATTTTTCGCCACATAGCCCGCACCTTCGTTCAGATGAATATTACGCTCCTTGCCACCCTCCGCGTGCGCCACCTTCGTTTGGCGAGCGACCTCTTTCTCTTTGATGGACACGCGATAATTCATGAAGGCCACGATATCGACTTTTTCCCGGACGAGAGAATTGGCTCGCTTATGCAACTTGATCGTGTAGCGTGAGTATGGATCGGTGACTGGACTGTCGAACCGAATAATCTCAGGGTGGGCCAGCATCACGACGTGGATTCCAGTACGCGAGAGCGCTGAGACTGCAGACATCAGCTCGTGCCACTCACTATCAGCCTCGACGTAACCGCGCCCGAAGCCTGGCTCTTCAATACTGTTTACCCCTAAACGGGCACAGGTTGCCGCCCAGACAAGCGGTTCGAGGCCGTCCGCGCTGTCAATAATGACGGTGCGCCGATCGTGCTCAACTGTCAGCAGTTCGCCGATAATGTTGAGCAAGTCGTCGAAGCTTTCAATCGTGCCTGGCGTTGCCATTTCGACGTCGGACGGCGGACGCTCGCCTTCTGTGGCCAGATAGATCGGATCTGGAAACTCAGCGGCAAGACTGGTCTTTCCGATGCCGTCGACGCCATACAAAAGCATGACTGGCGGGTCGTTTCTCTTCGTCGATTTGAGGCTTGATAGGCTGATAGCCATAAGTAACTCCCCGTGTGTGTTTGGTTGGTAGTTAGTGGCGGAGCGAACCCCGCCAAGTTTGCTTATTGCAGCTGCAGCATTGGCACCGAGCCGCCCGGCAGCATCGTGGTTGGCAACTGGCCATTCCACTTTTCAGCTTGCGTCAGAGCCACAAGACCGGGATTTTCGCGAAGTGCATCGCCGCGTGCCTTGATCGAAGTCGCTTCTGCATCACCCTTAATCCGGATTGCTTCGGCTTCTGCATTCGCTTTTGCACGTACCGCGTCAGCGTTGGCCTTTGCCTGTGTGACCGTGATTTCTGCCTGCACCTTCTCACGTTCGGCGTTCTGGCGAAGTTTCTGCACCTCCACCTCTGCAAGCATGCGTTGCTCGATGCTGGCCTCGTAAGCATCTGAGAAGTCGATATTCTCAATCTGCACACTGTCGATGATGACCGGGCCTTTCACCGAACTTTGAATCGCAGAAGCGACTTCAAGATTAAGGCGGGATCGCTCCTGAATTGCTGCTACTGCAGTGAACTTGCCGAACACGGTTTTGAGGTCTTCATTCACTCGTCGATCGACGAGCCGAGACAAAAGACCATCCTCCCCGCCGTAGACGCTGTAGACTTCTGTCACCTTGTCGGCTGGAATTCGATAATTGACCGACAGGGAAAGAACCGCTGACTGCTGGTCTTTCGAGTAGGCTGGCACTTCCTTATAGAGCTGAGCTCGCGACTGGACTGAGACCTTCACCACCTCTTCGATCCAAGGTGTTTTGAAACCCAGACCAGGTTGAGCAGTACCCACAAGCGCGCCGTTGCGCAGCAGAACGCCTCGTTCGCCTTGGTCGATTGTGTACCAAGAGCCGAAAACAACTGTCAGCGTGATGATGAATGCAAAAAATCCGAAAATAGCTGCGAGAATACGCATTATCTTCTCCTCGTGGTTGGTTTGGTGGTGGTTTTGATGATGATCTGAGCAACGCCGACCGCAATGATCCCGCATAGGACGAGGCCGCCGATTAGAGCTAACGCGTTCATGCCAGCCTCAATCCGATCATCATGGCCAGCAGGATAAGCGACCCGATCAGCCAGACTGGCGCAGAAGTTGTCAGCGTGGGGAACCGTGGGTAGGTCACAACAGCACCCATGAGTAAAAGCCGATGGCCAGAGCTAATGCTGCAACAACTAACAGCCCTTGGACGAAGCGATCACCAAGGCCCAGCGTCGTTTCGCTGGACAAGATGCGGTCGTCTTCAACGACGTAGTCTTTGAAGGGCGCCATCAAGCTACTCCCCTCGTCTTTGTTTTTGCGGTCAGCTTCACACCCTTGGTGAAATCGACCGGAATGACATTGTCTTCTTCTGTGCCGATCTCAGAGCCGCCACCGCCGTCGCCATCATTGGCCGGTGGTTCGACTTCGAAGCGCGAAACTTCAATCGTCCCAAGCCCGGTGCCTGGTATCCAGAACCGCACTGTTAGGAACATGCAGCCATCTCGATCGCCGATAATGATGCCCTTCCATCCTGTCAGCTTGTGGGTCACAATTGAGCCGGGCAGATCCCAGCAGTCACCGCACTCGCAAGTCACGCTGCACCCCGCTTCGTTCTGCTGAAGGACACAGGAGCGTTCGAAACATACCGACCGTCTTTAAGGACGGCAGTGTCTCGGGCATGCAGCTTCTGCGCGGCTGTTCGATAAGGCTTGCGGTTCGTCGTGTCCCGCTCACCAGTCCGCGTGAATTTGGTTTGGTAAGCCTTGTGTGGCTCACGCAAGTTATGGGATTTCATTGATATTCCTCCTGTTAGGAGGTTGATCTGTGGCCGGTCAAAAATACGTAGGTTTATAATTCCGACGCGGCCATCGTTGCTCAGGCTGCGATTGCGCCCGGCTGTATGTGCTCTAAATGACGCTCGTAATTATCGTTCGCAGCTTCCAGCGCACGAATGCGTGGCATTGCGATATAACTGACGCAGTGATTGGCCGTGGACCATCCACCGTTCGAAACACACCGCACAACAATGCGGTCGGCTGTAGGTTTTGGAATAGAACGACGCAGAATTGAAGCTACTGTCGATCTGGGCAGACTAAGCGCGTTTCCAATCTCAGTCGGAGTGGCACTTGCCTCGTGCATACGATGCACTTCTTCTATGGTTTCATAATCTTTCATGCTCTCCTCGTGTTTGGTGTTGGTTGACAAACGGCTTTGGTGGGGCCATCTGTCTGGTCGGCCCGGGTGGTACTGGGCAAGGAACTCCCGGTGTAGAAGTGGCGCAAGCCCTCCTCGTGTAAGCCGGGGTATTACGGGCAGGCTGGAGCAGCGGGTGGTGCCGGCTCACAACAGCCTGCTTTTCTATTTGCCGAAGGTGCCGTTCAAGGCGATGATCTGCGGCATAATCCGGCGCTTAGCGCCGATGCTAAGCGAAGCCCAAAAGCGCCAGAATTCTTGTTCTTCGTCATCAACTGACTTTGCAATCAACGGATTGGCGATGACGCCATTCGCAATAATTTCGAGCGCCTTGTCGGCAGTTATTGGCTTGTTTTCTGGTGCTGGGCGGGCGCTGACCTTTTCGCCGGCTTCGGCGCGGCTGATAAGGTTTTCGCGCTCTTTTTCTGGAAGCTTGGCAAGAGCGTCCATTTCGACGCCCTTATCGAGGCTGGTACCAACGATGCGTTGAATGTCGGGGCCGAGTTCGCGAGCGCGGGCGACTTTAAGGTTTACGTCGCGTTTCGAATTACCAGTAACGCTCGCCACTTCTGCGGCGAATTCTTTAGGTCTCCCAGGACCATCCTGAATAGTGGGAATAGTTTTCCCACTATTCATCGTTTCCCATATCACTTTACGCCGAGCAATATGCATCGCCTCTTCAGCTGGAGACAATTCGGACCGAGCTAGGTTCTCATCGATCTCCATCAGTTCAGCACGAAGTTCATCTACTTCGTAGACCTCACATTCGATCACTTCATGGCCGAGAGACTGCATGGCAAGTAAGCGGTGCCGTCCGTAGATGAGGATGGGTACACGCCCCCATTCCTCACCTTCGATCACCATCGATTCAACCACGCGGACAGCAGGCGGATTCATCAGCCCAACCTCAGAGATGCTTTTTGCGATCTCTGCAACCTTTTCCATATTCGCGCCACGCATGCGTTTATCGTCTATATGGATGTCCTGAATATCATACCGCCTGCGTGCCATTTTAAGCTACCTTACGGATGTCTTTATTGAAGACGACTTCGCGGAGTTTGCCACCCGCCTTCCAAGAAATGAAATGATGAACAAATGCTCGCAGCCAACTTTCACGAGACAGCTTTAATTTGTGCTCGGAGTTGAACAATGCCTTATGAAGAATAAGCGCGGGATTGCCACGTTTCATGTCTTCCCCATTCCGAACACGTCGGAAGAAGTCATTAATGTCGTTCGAAATAAATCCGAGTGACAGAAGATGAAGGGCAGCTACGCCACAAACAGAGGGGCCCGCGCCTTTTACAGGAGTGCCAGCAGCGCTGGCCGCCTCTTCGATCTGGTTGCGGTTATCGTGAAAGTAGTCGTCTACCTCTGAAGGTGTCGGTGACCGATCAAAATATGTCTCGAAAGCAAAGGACGCGATTGCTGACAGGCGCACATAGTCGTTTACGCCGGCAATGGCTAATCGGTCTTTTGCTTGACGCTTATCGCCGATATCAACAGTCCGCATTGACTGCTTTGTAACACCGTATGAAACAACCGTCTCGATAGGCTTTCCAGTCAGAAGAACCCCAAAAGAGCGATGCTGACCATCGTTGACTGTTCCATCCTTGCAAATGATGATGGATTCACCGTTGACCTCAAAACGACCTTCGGCGATATCCCGCATGATCTTGGCAAGGTTTAGGGCTTTTACGCGACGATTACCGTCGTTGTTCAACAGAAGGATTTGAGCGCGTTCAGATGTGATGATGTGAACATTTGCATGTGGCTCGCCGTCGGTAATCATTCGACGATGCCAGGCTATCGCCTTATTAAACTCAGGCGTGCCGCTGTAAACGAAGAAGCCTTCATCGTTGTCTGCATTGATCAGACGCGCTGCGATACGGGCTGCCTCTTCAAAACGCCCTTCACGCACCAAGCGGAAGACCTTGTCGTGTTCAGTTTCATTCGTCGATGCATGCTTAACGGCTGCCGACCGAGTAGCAAGACCGGACGTAATTGCCGCCTTCGGCGCATCTTCTAAAATACGCGGCTTAGCTACAGTCGCAGGCTTATTAAACAAAGCCTCCGCGCGAGCCCGCTCTGGCGTGTATCTCTTATTACGGGTCATTACAGGAATTTCTCGGCCTCTGGCCTGTACGATCTGCATTTTAATTCTCCTCATGGTTGTACTTTGTTTGGTGGCATGCTTATGGGTAGATGTCGGTGGGGAGCAAATAGCCACTCTGCAGCTTCGGCTGTTCTCATGTAGGCGAAGCGGCGCATCACTGCGTTCGCTGAGAGGCGGCTTTAACCGTCAGAGCGTGGAGGTATTGGCTTATGCTGAAACCTAAGTTGGTCGCAGTTCGTGCTTACGTTCGTCTGCGATTTGGCCGACTTGAGCATGTCAGTGCTCATTGGCGGTCGTGGCCGGGACAACTGGCCTTCGATTTCTAGGCTGACGTTACAAACCAGCTCAATCCCCACCGGCACCTATTCTTTTGTTCTATATGCTTCTATTCCTGCGCATGCTTATGTGAGAGTGTCGGTGGCCGCTTTCCCCGTGCTCGATGTGTGTCGTGTTAGCAAACACTGGTCATCCATGAATGGCCGTCAGTCTAAACACCCACCAAACACGCGAGGAACAGCAGCATGAAAAAGATTATTGAACGTCTCGTTTACGTACGATCCTATGTACGGTTCAGACTTGGTAAGATTGAGAACGTTCGAGAGCACACCCGCTCTTGGCCCAATCAGCTAGCCTTCAACTTCTAAGATTGTACGGCCACCGGCACTCACTAATAAGCACGCGCAACATCGCCAGCCTCATATGCGAGGCCAGCGCTCCTGTTGGTCTACGGTGGGTATTTGTCGTTGACGGCGAAAAGCGCTCTGATCGTATTGGTCATGATTTTCTCCTCGTGTACTGGCTGGTCGTCTTGGGTTATTCGGTACGGGTACGTTTAACTATCTGTCCGGTCGCGGAAGCTCCGGCTTCTCTTTGTACAACTCATTCTCCTTTTGTGCGTCCCGACATTCTGTGTATCGGCTGATGAGACCTGTATATGACAGATTCGCACTGATGTCAACATGTGTTGACAAAAACGCACGTTACATTTTCACACCGATATGCGAAAAGCACAACATGGACAAAGAATTCACCCAGCGCCTTCGTTCGGCGCGTGAACTTAAAGGAATGAGCCAAGCCGACCTTGCCGCACTGATTGGGCGCGACAAGTCGTCGATCAGCCTTTTGGAAAGCGGGAAACGCGGAGCCAACGTGGACTTTGTCGCCCGTTTGGCTCGCGCGCTTGATCTAAACGAAGATTGGCTTGCCTTTGGCAACGGCGAGATGACCTCATCACCAGCTAAGCCGATTGCTGATACTTTCACACCTGCACCAATCCCCGGCGATCAGTTGGTCAGCCAAGAACGCGGCCTGCCCGTTTATGCAGCCGCGAAGGGTGGCGATGGTCACGTAATTATTACGTTTGATCCGATCAGCTATATGAAAATGCCTGCAGTACTACAGGGTGTTAAGGGTGGTTACGGCCTTCTATTGTCCGGAGAATCCATGGTTCCCGCCTACCGCCCCGGCGAAACCGCGCTTGTAAACCCGAATTTGCCCCCCATGCGCGATGAAGATGTCATTCTTTATCATACGAGCGCAATGGATGAGAACGAAGCGATCATCAAGCGACTCGTCGGCTTCAATGACCGCGAATGGATGCTGGAACAGTACAACCCGCATAAGGAATTCAAGGAATTTCGCGCGGATTGGCCTGTCTGCCATCGCGTCGTTGGCAAATACAACACCCGCTAAAAGCTAGGCATTAGCCACATCATCAAGAGCGCTATCCGGAACACGTCCGATAGCTGCGATGATCTGCGTTTCATTATTCCATCTATACAGAGCAAGGACAGCAGGTTTCTCGCACGCCAAGCGATGAGCCAACCTCAGCGCATGATCTTCTGTATCTACCTGGATCGGAGCGTCGGGAATTACACCCCATCTGCACGCAGTAAACCCTTGCACAACAAACAGCGGATACATGGCACCTCACACACTTAACTCTTGAATTATGATTCCATCATAATGGGAACATTTCAAGAACATTCTTCATAATTAGTTAACCCTGTGGATTCTGTATATGTGTTTTTGTCATCGATCGTGTTGACATGTGATGACTAATAAGCATATAAGGGTGACAAAACAGCACGAAGAAGCCCTGCCTAACGGCAAGAACGGGCCGATCTGCTGAACCAACCCACACGAGGAGTACCAATTATGACTGCAGTTTCACCGAGAAGAAGAAGATCGCCAGCACCTCGCATGAACGAAGTAATCGGCGGCGGATTCTTTGTATTCCGCCGCGGCAAACTAACCGGCCGCGTCAGCGTAGCCACTACCCTGCCTTATGAGCACGGCTCTTTTGAGCAAGCACTGGCCGAGGCAACACGCCTCGCCAAGCTCTGCCCGGGAGAGACATACGAAGTTTTCCAGACAAGCGGCGCTATTGCTACCAGCAATGAGGCCTTGTTTGACGCGCTGCCCGCCAGCGACAATATGGCGGAGGCTGCGTGATGAACCGCGCCCTGCTGGAAATGCTTGCCGACATGGAACCAGACCTGCACACCGACGCAGCGCGTGCAGGCAGTGATGAGCCGATGCGGCGCCCAGATTACCGCGCAAAGAAGCACGCTCGCCCCATGCCTTGGATCCGATACGCAGCGCGCGAAGCTGTCGAGATGACGGTTGTGATAGGCTTCTTTGTGACGGTTGGCGCAGTGGGCCTCGGCGTCACATGATTTATCGCGAAAGATAGCGACGGGGCGTAGCGCCTCAAGATTTCCCAACCATCGACGATCCGAGCGTTTTAACGCCACGGGTCGTCACGCTCACCAAAACCACACGAGGAGCACACCATGCAGACCAGACCTGCCACCCAGACGCAAATTCTTACCGCCGAGGAGTTCATTGCTCAGGGAACGACCGCAGCAGCGATCCTTTCGATTGCTCGTTGGTATCGCGAGAGCGACCCGGCAACATCCGCAAAGATCAAAGACATTGCCTACGACGTGTCGCGCAAAACGGGCGAGAATATCCGTATGCGCCGCGTGCGACCGGCTAACGACAATCGCCGTCCTTTCAAGCGGAGGGCGGCGTGATGGACAGACAGGGCTGCAATATCGACGCCGCATTCCTCAACGCGTTGCGGCTAGGCCCGCAGCGCATAGGGAACCACGGCATACCAGCGCCCGTTGCTCGCCGTCTGGCAGCAGCAGGTCGGGCTGTCGTCGTTGGTGATGAGATGCGTTATGTTGGCGGTGTCTCGTCAGTATCTGCTAACAAATTAAGATAATTGGCGATCTCTTCGGCTTCATCGCGCCGGAGGTTGCAACAAAATTGGCCGTTCAGCTTCGCAGGTTCGCCCGTTGAGAGCTTAACGACGGTCCACGTACCATCCGGCTCTTGCCGCTTATCGAAATGAAATATCGTCATGGCATCAGCAGTTCGTTGTCCTGCCAGACAGATAAGCTCGAGAGGCCCGGGTTCAAGGTCCTGGAGATATCATAATGTTTAACCGTGGCACACTCCCAGCCTCACAGGGAGCGTCGGACACCCGCCCGAATGGAGGCAGCGATGTCTGATTTAATCGAAAAAGCCATGGAAGCCTTCAACGCGCTTTCGTCAGAACAACAGGCTGAAATGCTCGAAGAAACACGTAAGTCCTTCGCTGAAAACAATGTCGCGTTATCCCGCCCCGCCGCACCGGTCGAGGGGTTGGAAACTGTTAAGTCATCACCCGCTGCCGGTCGCCAAGTCCTGAAAGGCGGCGACGCGTGAGCAAATCAAATAATGAGGGAATCAATATGCAGCATGAAAACGACAACGAAGCTGATCTGCTTATGGGCGTCGAGCCTATCGCCAAGTATCTTGGTGTCACCAGGCGCCAAGCTTATCGGCTGGTTTACGATAAAATTATGCCTAGTTTCAAACTTGGTGGTACAGTCGCCGCTCGCCGATCCAGCCTCAAAAAATGGATGGAAAGCTTGGAAGCCGAGCGGACCGCGTAA